TGATATTGTCAATATTGGTTTACACTTTATTCTCAAGAATGTTCGACCTTATGCAGCCTCCTGTAGTGAAGCATAGTATTGCTGTCGCTTAACCATCGGAGGTAACCCCCCGTTAGCAGAGCAAATCCTCCGGTTATTCCAATAGCTGATGAAGTATCTCCAGATGAGGGTTTTTAACTGTTTTACAGTCATTGTGGTGGTGTCATAACGCCCATAAAGTAATTCCTCTTTGAAGCGTGCCCACATGCTTTCACATCTAGCATTGTCATGGCATCTGCCACCAGCACTGTTCATGCTCTGAAGAATACCATATTTATTGATTGCTTTACGATATAACTCGCTTGTGTACTGTGTGCCTCTGTCACTGTGAAGAACAGCTCCACGAATCATAGGATATGCCTTGTAAGCATTATCTAAAGTTTGCTCACAAAGGGTAGCCTTCATATTTGTATCCATAGCAAGCCCCAGCACTGCCAGATCGTAGCAGTCAAAGATAGCTGAAACATACAGTTTTCCATCGGAAGCTTTTATTTCGGTCATGTCTGTAATACATTTTTCAAGAGGTTTTTGGGCTGAGAAATCTCGTTTGATTAAATCATCTGATTTACGGGCTTCTTTATCAGCTTTTGTAATGCCGTTGGGTTTGCGTTTCGGCTTATGATTAAGACCAAGTTCTTCCATGACACGATAAACAGTTCTTTCACCGGGAATGTGTACATCTTCAGGATGTTTTAGCTGTAATGCCTGATACATACGGATTCTTCCATACGTGTCGTTGCATTCATCCTCACTACATATATCAATCATCGCCTCTGCCAGTGCCTGATATTTCCAAGGAGCATCTTTTGTTTTTAGGTATTTGTTAAATGCCTGTCTGGAAACATGAAGCACTTTACAATAAAAAGAAATTTTGCCCTTAATCCTGCCGTCATCCGTTTTAATTGCAATAAACATTAATCTCTGTTTTTTGCTGACTTCCGACGGCTGGCTGCGAAAAAAGCACTTGCTTCCTCAAGAAATTCGTTTTCTTCCTTTAAACGGCGTATTTCCTTATCCTGCTCTTTAACACGCTTCCTGAGTTCGATAAGCTCATCATTAAGGGATAAAGCATTCTTGGGGGTATGAACTGCTTCATTTGCACTGAGGCGGCCTTCCTTAAATGCTTTGATCCATGTGTACATAGTACCTTTAGGGATACCTAATTCGTTAGCTGCTTTATGCCCGCCAATTTCCTGTGCAAGCTTTACCGCCTGTGCTTTAAATTCGTTGTCATAAGATTTTTGGTTCTGTGCCATAGGTTGTTTCTCCTGTTCTCGTATTGATTATGATTATATATCAAATCCTTGAGAATAGGCTGTCAACTTTTATGATACAACATCACTGATTGCATAACAGACAACAACGCCATGTATGCCGTAGACGGCATGAAACTTGCTATTGGTGTCCTTGACGGAACATTTATTCCGAAAGCTTAGGAGGTGACCGACATGAAAACATATAAAATGGTTACCATTCCACAGGAAAGATACGACCGCATGGTGGAATCCTATGACAAGGCACTGAAAGAACTGGAAGAACTTAGGAAGGAGTTGGAACAGTTCAAGAAAGGCGGTGCTTGCTGATGAATAGAGTTATCGGTGTAGATTCTGAACTGGTTCCGGTTTACGAAACTAGTACAGGTGAAAAGGTTGTATATGGAACGGATTTGCACAAGGTTTTACAAGTTAAGAGCCGTTACCGAGAATGGGCAGACAGAAGATTTGATGATATTGGTGCAACGGAAAGTATAGATTTTCAAGGTGTCGAAATTTCGGCGCCTTCCGGACAGACAAGAAAAGAGCATATCATTAAGTTGGAAACTGCAAAGGAAATGGCAATGCTCGAACGAAATGAAATCGGCAAACAGGTTCGCAAGTACTTCATAGCCATTGAACAGAGAGACAAGCAGAGAGCGATTGACTTAGAACAACTTAGTCCTCACACAAGGCTTCTGAATGAACTGGTTCAATCCATTTCGCAGAATGAACTGGAACAGAAACGTATTTCCGAAGAACAGAGAAAACAAGGAGAACAGATACGGCAGATTGAGGAAAAACAGAACGCAATCGCTGAAACCTTTCAGAACACAAGTGATGTTGAGGGTTTTCAGAAATGGGTAAACTCTTGCATTTCAAAGATAGCGCAAAGCGAAAAATTCACAAAAGGTGATACCCTTACTTTGAAATATTCTATGGCAAGAGCAGAAAGCTATGAACGGCTTTCTAAAAAGCGAAACTGCCGGCTTGATGATCGTGTGCAACGTGCAAAAGGAAGAGCATTGGAAGAAAGACCGGACATTAAGAAAACCGAACTTGCGAAGATCAACAAACTATATGTGATTGCAAATGACAAAGACCTTAGACCTGTTTACGAATTGGTGATAAAGGAAATGATGATGGTATATTATGTCAAAGCCGGATGAAAAATATTCAAATGTCCGAAAAACGGACATTTAATGTACAATAAACCTGTACATTTGAGCGCAAGGAGGTAAGAATCAATGTCAGAGCCTAAAGTATTAAACCATTGCCCGTTATGTGGTGCAAATTTGAAATACATGGCAATCAGACAATATGGGGAAGTGCATGAAATCACTTCAAGAGGTCACATCAAGGCTAATTCAAGGAGAGAAAGCATAGATTCGGTCAACACGAACTATCTGCTCTGTTGCAATGATGAATGTGATTTTCTTGCAGAGAATCTCATGGTAAGAAATCACCCCGAAATCAAAGTTTTCAAAGAAAGAGGTACATTTTATTACACCGTGGAGGACAAGGAATGAGAAAGAAATATCAAGAATTTCTACTTGAAGCACTGGATCTAATTGACTGCATACCTCCGGCAGGTGAAGATAGACCGCCGGAAATGGTAGCAAGGGACTACAGTAACGCCGTGTTCCTGATGCAGAGAATGAGGCAGTATGTAGATGCAATGAATCGTATAGAACCAAACATTCTATACGAAAGAAATCACCGTACAGGGAAATATAACCTTGAAGAAATCACCGGAATGTTTAATAAGTACGGCGAAGAAGCGGAAAAGGAAATGATCCGGTACAAGGCTTTCATCAATCAGAGAAAAGCAGAGAACTGGAAATAACAGTAAAGACCACTAGCCAGTATTGGTTGGTGGTTTTTATTTTGACAAAAGGAGGTAGCAAATGTATTTTACAGTGAACAATAATGCGTGGGTTCTGAAATTCGTAAACCCACAGAGCAAAGACTTACAAAGAAGTGACGGAACATACACGTTCGGAGTCACGGACAACTCCGTGAAAACCGTATTTATCATGCGTGGAATGTCACCGGAAATGACGGAAAGGGTATTATGCCACGAAATCACGCACGTTTTCTGTTTTGAAAATAACATATCCATTCCGCTTGAACTGGAAGAACGGCTATGTAATTTCATGGCTGATTATGGGAAAGAAATCATTTATTTGTTGGACGATTTGTTGAGAAATATTAAGAGAATCGCAATATAAACAAAAATTGTAGTAATCACGTACTAATGATTTTTGAGATTTCCCATGGAAAACAATTTTCAAAAATCCCGGGAAAAACGCCAAAAAGTCCGGGAGAAAAAATTTCTTTCTTCCTCCCGGTGTCCTTCGCCAACTCCAACGGATGCGATTATTTATATTGTACCCATACCGACTACGCACCGGCTCACCTCAGGCATGATACCGGCAGCAATACGGCGGCTGTTATGTGCGATACTACATAAAGCGTCTTTAAACGCGTAGAAATCCTCACACGGCGTTAGAGGGGCACAATCAGACCATACAAGCATAATTAATATTATGGTATGGTACAATTCCATAATAAAGCCTGTTCTGGGCGTTGTCAAGGCGTATCTGATCCAAGTTGCGAAAAGTTGACCGTTTCAATGGTGACAAATTGTCTCCATAGAAACGCAATATATAGCAATCCCGGATCGCAAGATGTTGTGGTATTTTGAATAAAACCACCGCCCGGAATCGAACCGGGCAAGCATCCAATGCAGTGGTTAGCGTTCAAGTTCAAAGATCGCCCAACGCAAAGCTGCGACCGCTTCGGCATCGTTTTCTTTCTCTGCTCGCTCCAACAGGGCGTACAATGTGTCTATCTTTTTGCTTTCCATAGTTGCATACTCCTTTCTTTTATTTTTAGATATGGCAAAGCCTGGGAATCGAACTCCAGGAAATACCGTCTATTCTTGCCTAGGCTAAGATCATTTTAGCAGTACTATATACATACTGTCGATTAAAACCGTGATGCTTGAAATCTCCAACGCTTGCGATTGTCTGCGCCGTGTTTGGATATTTCAAAGAAAAAACTGTAAAATACTTGTCGAGCAGATCATCCGGACACTCTAAGCAGTTAATAGCGCTTTGAATCTCGCTTTTGTTGCTGTTCTGATAAATCCCATCAATTTTTCCTTCCTTTTCGTTTGGTTTGTTTTCTTGTTGATATTATCATAGCATAGTTTAATAATATAGTCAATAGTATAGTTTAATAATTTTTAAAAATATTTTTGATGGATTCTTTCCTATATAATATATGAAAATTGTTCCGGTTGACAAGCATAGTTTAATATGATACTATTCAATAAAAAGAAAAGGAGGTTTTACAAATGGCATACCGAGAAAAGGAAAGAGAACTTTCATATATTGCACAATATCAGAAAGACAAATACGACAGAATTACGGTTATGTCTCCAAAGGGAACAAAGGAAAAACTTAAGGCGGCGGCTACTCTTAAAAATATGAGCGTTTCGGAATTTGTTTTAAATTGCGTTACGAAAGAATTAGAAAAAATGAAAGAATAGTTCAATAAACTATTGACAAGCATAGTTTAATAATGTATTATAATATTGCCGAAAGGCAATAGGCGAAAGCCAGAAAGGAGAACCATGGAAGAAATGCAAATGACGGAAGTTGCAAGACTGATCGAGGGTCTTAGGTCAGCCGGTTGGAATGAGAAGAAGATTAATGATTTTCTTCTCTACATTGAGACAGGAAAAGAAGAATACAAGCCAACCAATTAGAGAAAGGTCACCGCTTTTGCGGTGGCTTTTTTCTACGGGATTCTGGACAATAACGATGTATAAAATGTTATATAACAAGATATATAACAAGTTATATGATAATTTGTATATAGTAATTCTGTATGATATTTACTATATAATAATTTTGTGTTAAAATTACTATATAGTAATTCGTATATAATAATCATAACAGGAGGTTTTACAATGTCGTTACCGAAATACGTTAAAAAGGCGCAGAATAACTATAATTCTAAGTTTGATCTTGTGCAGATTAAGTTACCAAAAGGAACAAAGGAAAAGATTAGGGATGTAATAAAAGAAGATGATACTATAAGTGGATTCTGTTTGAAAGCCGTCCTGAATGCAATCGAAAACGGTGATCAGTTCAAAAAATACGACGAAAAGAAGCAAAAAGATGAACTGCAAGCCATGCTGGACGCTGCCAGAGCGAGACATGCAACCAACAACTACGAGGACAGGGAGCAGAAGCGCAGAGACACCATAGCAGCAGCTTCTGACATCAACGAAGGTCTTGCGGATTACAAGAAACCCGACCTTGATACCTACTTAAACGTTTGAAATTCGTTTTTTACCCCTTAGACGGATAAATTATCAAGAAAAAATTATGCTACCTTAAAACACGACGTTAGAGGTCTTTAAAGCGGTCTCTAGTGTGACGATACCACCAAAAGAAAAAGCCGGACAATTTTTCCCAAACCCGGCACTTTTCTTCCGGATCTCTGCCCCTATTATATTTATAACAGTAGTGTATATTAATTGTCTCTGTATGTAAATTCTTGGCTACTCACTACAGTTTAGAAAAAATGTAGATTACTAAGGGGGAGAGGATGTCCGCTGTGCGGACGAGGAGCGAAGCGACGGCACGCAATATTGAGGAGAATATAAATAAACATCTTCTCAGTTTATTTATATTCGACGGAGTGTTAAATAAACATCTTCTCAGTTTATTTAACACGACTTCAGTTATTGAACATCTTTTCAGTTCAATAACTGTACTCTACTTATCGTCTTAAACAATCTCAACGTAAATTAAGCCAATAAACTATCGTGTAGTTAATACATTGTCTTTATAACACTCTCAACGTAGATACTATCAATAACTTACCGTGTAGCCAATAATTTATATTTATAACACCATTATTTACACTGTATATATTATATATAAGGGGAGGTCACCTAAAACCGATAAAACATTGACGAAAAATAGTTGTTGCATCGTTTTGATATTTAGTGTATCGTTAAATCATAAGCTGAACAGTGAAAACTTAATATTAACAACACACATAGTTTTACCAGTTACACAAGTTTTATTTTTGTTTGATTTACAGAAAAGAGTTTTACAGTTTACAGTTATACCAATTACGATTTGATTACCAAGGTTACCAAGGAAGTGTTTAGAATTAGCGCTATTATTGCGTTTATTTCTTGATGCTTCCTTTTTTGTTTACCAAAATACCTAGAAAGGAGCCGGAAAAAATGAATGAAGAAAAGAGTGCCGAAGTTGTCAGTTTTGCAGATCAGGTAGAAGTTGAATTCACCCGGCTTTATCAACAGTACCGGATCGCAGATGCTCCGGAGAGAAGAGTCCCGGACATGATCGACGCCATTTGGCCGAAGATTTACAAGAAGATCTTTGAACTGGATGAGTCCGAATCCTGGATCAATTGCAGCCATACCAGATTAAGGACCTGGAGATATCTAGACGTTGAATCTGTATGTGACACTTATATAAATCTTTGCCGTGTATATGGTGGAAAAATAAAACTTAATTCATTTTGTGAATTAACTGGTATACATAGACATACTTTAGATTTATGGCATGAAAAGAATATAAATAAGACTATTATATTTGAATTATCTGAAAAGGATATAGAGAAAGAATATAAGGAGACAGTATATATATTTAATAATATAAATGGTGAGGATATTGTAAGAAGACCTGAGTATAACGAAATGAGGTTAAGTACTAAACGCGTGGACGTGCGGCTAAAAATTGTTACTTCTGCACGGGAGCAGAGCCGCAACGCAAGGTCAATTGATACTGTCGGAAATATCCAGATGAGCAACAATGATGAAGAACTCGGTTTCTTGTATGATACTAAACGAGATTTCAGAAAAGAGAGTATTAGACAGGCGTTGACGGTGGATGATCTGCCAAAACTGGGGAATCTTTCGTCAAGTTGCACAATGCCAAATAGCATAGTTGAACCTGTGAAAGACTTAGAAAATGCTTAGAAACGGCGGAAATAAAGGAAAGTTAAGAACTTAACAAGCAACTATTCGTCAAACAAACGTTTTGCGAATAGTTGAAAATTTCAAAAGAGTATTGGTGAAGCACCCAGGAGGGGGTCGCACAGGATCCGCCACGGCCGCCCACTTAGCCCATCAACCATCCGAAAAATCAAAAAGCCGCTTATATAAAACAGATAAACATAGCAAGGATAATGCAATCCTTAAAAATTTTTTGAAAACAAAAAAGGGTTAATTCGGTGCAGATAGAGATGTACACTCGACAAGCTGAAAGCCTTATCGGTTTCTGCACCGTTAACAAATAAGGCAATATCAGAAAAGGCAGGTATAGAAACATGAAAGAGTTAAAAATTTTTGAAAAAAAGGATTTTTACAAGATAAAAGATATGCAAAAAGAAAAGCCAAATGCGGTTATGGGAATTGTATATGCAATAGGTTATAACAATGGATTTTGCAAAATTGGGATGTCTTCATTACCGGCAGATAGAACATCTGCTTTGAGCCATTACATTTCAGACTATATGCAGATGCCAGTCGATAAGATAGTTATAAGCGGATGGCATACAAATTATAGACAAAACGAAAGGATATTACATGAAGAATTTTCGAGTTGTCGAATACCAAATACGGAATTATTTTCGTGTGATATACAAGAAGTTATTGATTTTATGAATGATGATGGAATTAAATTTGAGGATAATTCAAATGAGATCTTGAAAAATATAGAAAGAAGGAGCGATAAACTTATTGAATTTGCAAAATCTGTCATGTGCGGAGGTTTTGAATATGAAAATGCGAAAAAATTTTGTGAAGAATACGATAAAATATTAAAAGAATCAAATGAATTGACTGACGAAATTATATTTATGGCAAAGGTTTTAGTCGATAATTATAAAGATGCGTTGGAAGAGCGAACGAAAAAAGAGGTAAGCGAACTTAAAGCCTGTTTTGTTGATAAATGGATACAGTATGGGTTAATAGACGAGGAAAAATTTAAATAGCTTTTTATATTCCGAATAGGAGATCAAAATGAGAATTTTCGGAAAAGAAATAAACGATGAATGTAAAAACTGCGGAAAGATTCTTGAATGTGAATTATTCCGTCAAGGTCACGGAATTGGCGTTGAGCGTACCAATGTATCAGAAATGGTGCGCTGCCAGCTAGACCACTATCAAAGGGATATTACCAAGAGGTGAAGGCACGGGATTTTGATTCCCGTATTCGTGGGTTCGAATCCCACTATCCCCGTTTGGGTTATTTGTTGCGTGACCCATGACGTTTTTCTCCTTATATATGTAAACCCACTAGCGGAAGGCTGTTAAGGATCGTCACAAGATCCGGTGGGATTCTATGGATGGTGCATTCCATAACCGTAAAGACGGACACCAAAGAAATCCTTTCTAAATGTAAAGTAGCAAGTGCCGGTTCTGATGCACAGAGCCGGTGCGCATGGATAGTATGCAAACGGGTAAGCAAGAGGTCAAAAAAGACCGGATCAGCATTGCAAGGTTCAAGTCCTTGCCTATCCACTCTCCGTAAGGCCATACGGAGCCTGGGAGACAGTCATAGATATGTTGCAAGCAGAAATGACGGTGAAAAACTTATATTCGTGGTGATTAGCAAAAACGTGAGACAACATAGCCGTTTGGTAGCGAATAGCATTTCTGAAGTTTTAGATGGGTTTACAGGGAATGCAATAACGGAGAGTAGCTCAATAGGTAGAGCAGTATTTGAAAATGTGTTAACAAAACACTAACAGCAATTACTTTATTTGCAAGGTGCATACATGTTGGCGGTTCAAGTCCGTCCTCTCCGATTTACAACGCACACAGCAATTATAATGGACAAAACTGCTAATTTTGAAACCAATAAAATGCGTTGTTTTTATACAACCCTCACAGCAATCAATAATTATTTTTCTTTTGCAAAACGAAAAAACAAGGGTTGGGAAAGGTGGAACAAAATGGAATTTTCAGAAGCAATAAGAAATGACGGGAAGTTTACAAGAACGGAAAACGGCGCTGTTGCATTAAATACAACAGGAAATGCGTGCCTTGATCTTTTTGGAACGATAGGTTCATTAAGATACGCTGATGAAGTAAGGATTGAAAGTATGTTTACAGAAGCATACAAAGAAAATCCGTTACTTGCTACAAAATGCGTATTTTACGCAAGGGATATTAGATGCGGACTAGGGGAAAGAAAGACATTTAGAACGCTTATTAAGTATATGGCAAATCATCACCCTGAATCTATTAGAAATAATATTGATTTGATTGGTTTTTACGGAAGATATGATGATCTCTATTCTCTTGTTGGAACACAACTTGAAGATGAAATGTTTTCTTCGATGAAAGACCAGTTTGAAAAAGATCTGGATTCCATGAAAAAAGGTTGTGCCGTTTCACTTCTTGGAAAATGGATTAAAACAAGTGCGACAAGAAATAAAGAGGGTAAACAACTTGGAATTTTGACAGCTAGAAAATTCGGATATGAGAACAGAGAATTTAATGTTCTTGTTCGTAAATTGCGATCCTATATAGGGATTGTTGAAAGGGATATGTCTGCAGGAAACTGGGATAAAATAAAATATCCGGAAGTACCTAGCCGCGCAATGATGCTTTATAGAAAAGCATTTGAAAGACACGATACAGAAAGATTTTCAGATTTTACAAAAAGAGCATTATCCGGAGAAGAAAAAATCAACTCTTCTACACTTTACCCGTATGATATTGTCGAAAAAATATTATACGGAGAAGAAAGCTGCGAAGTATTAGAAGCGCAATGGAAGCAACTTCCTGACTACGTGGAGAAAGGAACAAATGCGCTGGTTATGGCTGATGTATCTGGATCCATGTATGGAAGACCCATGGCAACATCAATTGGTCTTGCGATTTATTTTGCAGAGAGAAACGTCGGAGCATATAACAATTTGTTTATGACATTTTCCGGTACGCCAGAGATAGTTATTTTAAAAGGAAAAACACTTGAACGGAAAATTTACAATGCAAGAAGAGCAAATTGGGGTATGAATACAGATCTTAAGGCAGCTTTCTATAAAGTCCTTGAAATTGCGTTAAAAAACAATATTTCACAGGAAGAAATGCCAAAATCTATTATTGTTATTTCTGATATGGAAATTGATTGCTGCGGAAATGAAGACTGGTCTTTCTATGACAATATGGCAAATAAATTTAATGAGTCCGGTTACGATATTCCAAACATTATTTTTTGGAACGTAAATAGCAGAAACAATGTATTTCATGCAGATGCGGATAGAAAAGGTGTTCAAATTTGCAGCGGACAGTCAACGACAGTCTTTAAACAATTGATTGACTGTATCGGTTTTACTCCGGTTGAAATGATGAAAAAAGTTTTATGCTCTGAAAGATATGAGAATATTTCAATAATTGGGGAAGGCTAGAATGATTTTTAATTGCATAAACTGCGGCGCGCCGATTGATAATACGAAAACGAAATGTCCGTATTGTGACACACCGTATAAATTAAATGGATTTACTGGTGAGATTTCATCAGAAAGTAACCGTGGCATATTAAATATAGGCGGTCATTCTTACGACGTTTATTTGTCCAGTGTGGAAGCGAGAGATGATTGCTTCATGGCATATAGAGATATCACAGGAAGATTGATAAGAGAAGCCGGGTACATTCACAGAACGTTTACGTTGGAGACATATTAACATGATGATAAATATTTTATTTCTTGTAGATTCACTAGAAGATGCAGCATTAGAAACTTACATAATTGAAAATGTCGTGAAAGATAAACAAGGGATTTTTGAAATTGATTACGACAATGTAATGATAAGAGTTAATGACATATATGTGTGGCCGTGCGCTCCAGAAGCTGAAAGATGCATTTCTCCGATTCTGATTTGCGATTGTGTGGTTGCGGACGTTTATACGGATAAGGGAATTTTAGAAAAAGAAAATCTGAAAAAAATGCGTAAAACGATTCAATTTTATGATAGGATGCATTTTTATAAAACAATGATCGACGAGTGGGAGAGGGAGAATGTGAAAAATAGTATTATTGACCGTTGGAAGAAACATGGAGAATTTAAAAGGCGTTGCATGATAGCCGGTTTTTCAAAAGACTTCATTCCTACAAGGTTTGAATATGCGATTACTGGGACTAAACTTCATAAGTTGATTTACTGGAGAAACTGATGTCAGAAAGAGAACTTAAATTGAAAATCGAAGAATGCGCCGAACAGATAGCTAAGTCCTTGTGCAAAGGCAAGGATATCGAGATTCGCAAGTCCGCAAACGGGATCAGCATTGCGGAAATAAGCAAGAAAGTTGTGAGACGATGAAAAAGAAAATGAAACGAATTATTGACTTTTTGGACTCTTTTTTCTATTATCCAAAGGTGAAGAGATATTTTATTGATAAGGGGTTGTTTGGATATAACCCGTGGCAAGATGAGAAATTTGCCAGAATAAAATATGCGTGGTGGCATTGCCATCATGGAAAATTAAGAGAGTAAATCTAACGGCGCAACAGATATGGTTGTTGTGTAACAAGTCAAAATGGAGACTTCTTTTATTTTGCAAAGGAGGTCTCTTTCTTTATGTCTGTTGAACTCCAACGAACAGTTCAAGGGTACGAAAATTACATACAAAGAAAAGGTATAGATGAAGAAGTTATTTATGCAATGCTTGAAGCTTCTACTGTAGCTATTAAGACAGAAAAAGATATTACGTATGGACTTGTCCTTACGGATAAAACAAAAAGACTTATAGACTCATATACGGCATTGCATACGGACGGTGGAAGTATATGGGATCTTGAAGCATACGCTCAAAAGCATGAAACGGAGTATAAACTTGTTGACTGGGAATATGATCTTTTGTGGCTTGAAGCAAAAGAAAGATTTGAAAGTTTTATGCTTTATCTTGAAAAACGCCGTCCGGTAGAAGAGAGGTTTTATCAGCCTAGAATTATTCCACTTAGAAGAGTTGCAAATGGAATACAGGATCTTGTCGATGATAAATTGGACGAATTATTTGTAAACTGCCCGAGCCGTGTCGGAAAAACACAAATTGTTAAACTAGGATTCGTTTGGTATGGATCTAAGTTTCCGGAAAAATCCAATCTATATACTGCATATTCTGACAAGATTACCGGAGGTTTTTATGACGGTATTCTTGAAATTATGACCGATCCAACATACACATATGCAGATATTTTTCCAGAAAATGTAGAAAAGAAGTTGATTACAGACGGAAAAGACACAACAATTGATCTAATACGAAAGAAAACATATCCAACTTTTACCATGCGAAGTATTTATGGAACACTGAACGGAGCCTGTGATTGTTCCGGAATGGGAGTTTCTGACGATTTATTTAGCGGTATCGAAGAAGCATTAAGCCTGGATCGTCAGATTACGGTATGGGGTAGATTTGATAATAATTTTATGAAACGTCTTAAGCGCAAGGCAAAATTAATTAATATGGGAACAAGATGGGCGCCTTTAGATGTTCAGGGAAGAAGAAGAAATCTTCTTGAAAACAAACCGGAATATAAAAACAGAAGATGGAACGCAATTGTAATTCCGGCTTTAAATGAAAACGAAGAAAGCAATTTTGATTACCCGTATAACCTTGGATATTCCACGGAAGATTATTTGATGATCCGTTCTTCTTTTGAAGAAAACGATGATATGGCATCTTGGTATGCACAGGATCAACAGGAGCCAATTGATCGCCATGGAGCATTATTTACCACGGATAACATGAAATATTTTAATCCAACACAGGATTTACCGGACCGGGTGCCTGACCGTATATTTGCAGCAGTGGATCCGGCATATGGCGGCGGAGACTTTGTTGCAATGCCTATTTGTTATCAGTTTTCAACGGATTATTTCGTGGTAGATGTGGTTTATAACAATGGGGATAAAGAAATTACTGTTCCAGAAGTGACACAGAGAATTGCTTTCCATCTTGAAAAATTTGCACCAAAAACGGCAGAAGTGCATTTTGAGGAAACAAAAACAACTATGGAATACCGTACTTTGTGTCAGAAAGAGTGGGAAAAGTTGAATGCGCCGGTAAATGCAACACATGATGCTGCTCCGAACAACATATCAAAAGCTGACAGAATAAAAAATCATGCTCCGGATATTAGAAAATTGTATTTTATCGACAGAGATCATCGAACAAAAGAGTACAATCAATATTTTCAAAACATATTGACTTTTAAGACGGAAGGTAAAAACAAGCATGATGATGGAATAGACGCCACGGCGCAACTTTGCGATATGATTTATGGCAGAAAAAGAACAAGAAATACTGTTATTATTCAGAGTCCAATTTAAAAAGGGGAGAGGTTATGACAACACAGGAATACTTAGGACAGGTAGAAAAATATAATCGCATGATTAAAAACAAGATGGAAGATGTTGGGAAGCTACGGGCAATGGCTACATCAATTACTTTAAGTCCAAAAGATGTGGATGTTCAGAAAACAACGGATAAGGATAAAATCGGATCCATTGTTGTAAAAATTATTGATATGGAAAAAGACGTTGATGTGCTGATTGATAAAAGATGTCGGATTATTAATCAGATTGAGAGTGTTTCGGATCAGAATATGTATGAGGTTCTTGCACAGAGATACATAAAAAACATTCAGCCAAAGTCAATTTGTATCGGAAAAATTGGTTCAGAAAGACACATTCGACGGATTTTAAGGTCTGCGGAAACCGAATTTGAACGAATGTATGGAGCGGAATATATGTAATGTCCGCATATGTCCGCATTTGTCATTAAATGTCAGTTGAAATGCGAAAAAACGTATTTTATAATTAAAATCGAAATAGTCCCGATAGAAGTATTTCCTCAATAAATTCACCCCAATGCGAAAGCACCGTCTTTATGGATGGTGCTTTTTGTATGTTGAAAAGAGATTTTTTATGAAATATAAACCCAAAACCATCTATTGTCCACAGTGTAACCGCAAGGTAGGAACGCACGATGGAAGATCAACCAACAATCTTATTTGCAGATGCAAGAAGTGCAAAAAGAGAGTTATTTATTATCCAGCAACTATGGAAACAGAAGTAAAGCCACTTCCAAAAAGAACCACAAGCAGCGGAATGACATTTATCTAGGAGTAATTATGCAGACAGGAAGAACCGTTTTATATACTGATGTGTCAGAAATTACATACGATAACGTTATTGATGTTTTAAGAAAAGCAATGTCGGGTCATGCGGTTAATTCTTCGAGGATAAAGTTTTTACTTGAATACGATGCCGGATATCAGCCGATTTTAAGAAAGAAAATAGTTCGTCCGGAAATTGACTGCCAATGCGTGGATAACGTTGCAAATGAAATAACAGAATTTTGGTGTGGATTTTGCGGAGGAAATCCGATTACCTTAGTCCAAAATGGAGATAGCACCAATCCTGGAATTGCAGAAGGAATAAAGGCATTAAACAAGGAATATGACCTAGCAAAAATAAAGACAAAAACGCAAGAGATATTTCGGTATATGTTTGTTTGCGGAATAGGATATGTATTGATTGACGTAAATACAGAATGGAAAAAAGGGAAAAGCCATTTTACTTACGATGTTTTGGATCCAAGAACGGCATTTGTTGTTAAGTCAAGCTATTACCCGGATCACAGAGTTATGCTTGGCGTCACTTATAGACATGATGATTCGTCTGGAAATACATACTTTACTTGCTATAGCAAAGATGCACGATATGAAATCAAGAATCAAGTAGAGCACATGGAAAGAAGCGGAGAAATAAATTTCTTAGGATCCGTTCCGATTATTGAATATTTCAGATCATACGATCGTATGGGAGTATGGGAAAGACAGATTCCGGAAATGGATAACCTAAATTTAATGATATCTGATTTTTCCAATGACGTAGACCAAAACACACAGGCTATTTTCCATTCAAATGATATAGAGTTTCCTAAAGTTACCGTAGAAAATGAAGATGGAAGTGTTACAGAAGAGGTTAAAAAGCCAAAAAATGGTGACTGGTTACAAACGTTTACTACGGCAGAGGGAAAAACTCCAATAATTGAACCAATTTCAATAAATTATGATTATTCCGGAATGCTGAATAACATACAGGTAAGAAGGCAAACGATATTGGAAAAATGCAACGTTCCGCAGAGGAACGATAATTCCGGTGGAAGCACAGGGGTTGCCATGAGCGATGCTACCGGATGGAGTCATGCAGAAATGGCAGCTTCAAAGCAGCAGATGATTATTGATTCTTGCAAAATGGAAGAGGTTGAAGTTGTTCTTGCAGCTATTAATATTTCCCGTGAAGTGGAACAGGATAATCCACTTAGGGAACTTAGTTTGGAAGATATAGAGCCGAACATTAAACGGCAAAAAACTTACGAAATGTCAACTAAAGTTAATTCCATGGCAACTTTATTAAGTCATGGATTTAGTCTTGAAGATGCAGTTAATTCAATTCCGTTCTTTGATGATCCTAATGAGGTTTGCTTAAGAAGCGGAGAAGGAATAAAGAAATATCAAGATAGCATATTCAATAAATCATCACAGAATCAGGCACAAGGAGGAGAAGGAGAACAAAAACCAAACTCCGACAGAACAATGCAGGATCTTTCCGATCAGATATCTAATAGTCCGGTAATTGATAAGAGCCGAACAGATAAGTAGGTGACTTATGGACAAATTAAATGTATTGTCATTTGATCGGTATTTTGGAGAAATGGAACTATCTGAAAGCCAGAAGAAAATGAGGATTGAAGAAGCGGAACAGTTTGAAGAAATGATGTTTTTTATCTTTGAACTGGTTTCCATTATGTCCGATTACCAATACATCAATAAAGAATACTTGGAACAAGAATTAAAACAGCGCTATTTGAACATAGCTGAAAATTATTCCGGAATTGATGATTATGTAGAAGATTATGCAAAGGAATTTGCTTCTTTAACCATTCGAGTAACACTGGAAAACCTGTCTGATAATTATTATACATCAGAAGATAGAGCAATACTGATAGCGGAGAATGAAGCCAATAGTAATATCAATTATTTTGATATGAAACAGGCTGTTGAAGAAGGAAAAACAAAAAAACGTTGGAAAACACAACGAGATAAAAAAGTAAGGGAAACCCATAAACAAATTGATGGACAGGAAATTGACATTGAAGATGCTTTTCTTGTAGGTGATAGCCTTATGAGGTTTCCAAAAGACATTTACTACGGCGCAAGCCTTGAAGAAATAGCCGGATGCAGATGCGTAGTTGAATATTTATGATATTAAGCCATTGGGAATTTTCCTAGTGGCTTTTTATATGCCCCAGAGAAGGGGTTTTAAATTTCGCAAACGTCAGAGAAAGACGGAATAACGAGCAAAATTATTGAAAGAACGAGGTAAAAACATGGAAACAACAGAAACCAAAACACAGTTAACAGATCATCAGGTAAATCCAGAGACAAAACAGGTGACGGAAGATTCTTCAAAGGAAAATAATCAGGAAACTCCTAAAGCACCAAGCGTAGAGGAACTTATGGCACAGCTTGCTGCACAGAAAGCAGAAACTGAAAAATACAAAAACCAGTATAACAAGGCCAGTTCCGAAGCAGCAGAATCAAAGAAACAGTTAAGATCCAAACAGACGGCGGAAGAAATCGAAGCGGCTGCAAAAGCGGAAGCGGAGAGGATCAAGGACGAAAAACTTGAAGCCATGAGCAAGGAACTTAATCACATTAAGGCTGTTGCGGCTTATAAGAATGTTTCTGAAAAATCAATAGAAACCCTGATTGAAGCGGTTTCTGAAAACGACCATGCAGCAATCGCAACCATTATTGAAAACGAAGTGAAAGCCGGAATTACAAACGCACAGGCGGAATGGATGAAGAGCAGACCGAGAGTAAATGCCGGTAATACTGCTTATTCCGGAATGACCGCAGATCAGATTATGGCTATCGAGGATAGAAGCGAGAGAAGAAAAGCAATCGCTTTAAATCCGGAATTATTTAACTAAACAGGAGGTTATGAAATGGCAGCAGAAGAAAATTTAATTAAGAAAGAAGACCTTGCAAGAGCAAGAGAGATTGAATTTGTAAACCTTTTTGGATATTCCATTAAAAAGTTAATGGAAGCATTAGGAGTTACAAGAAAAATCCCGAAGGAAGCCGGTACCGTACTTAAGTCTTATAAGGCTACTGGAACATTGCAGGACGGAAACGTTGCAGAAGGTGAAATTATTCCGCTTTCAAAGTATAAGACAGAGCCTGTAAATTATGACGAAATCACATTAAAGAAGTGGAGAAAAGCCACTTCCGCAGAAGCAATCATTGAAAGAGGCTACGATCAGGCGGTTCAGATGACTATGGACAAAATGCTTCAGGATGTACAGAAGGGAATTAGAAAGAACTTCTTCGATTTTCTTTCCACAGGAACCGGATCTTGTTCCGGAAAAACATTCCAGGCAGCATTAGCACAGGCATGGGGTCAGTTACAGGTACTGTTTGAGGATGATGAAATCGGAGCGGTTTATTTTATGAATCCGCTTGATGTGGCTGATTACCTTGCAACAGCACAGATCACCATTCAGACCGCTTTTGGTATGACTTACGTTGAAAACTTCCTGAACCTTGGAACCGTTATTTTTAACGCTTCCGTGCCTAAGGGAACTATCTACGCAACGGCAAAGGATAATATTGTCCTTTACTACATTCCCACCAATGGAGCAGATCTTGACGAAGTGTTCTCCTTCACTAGTGATCCGACTGGATATATTGGAGTGCATGAAAGCCCGGATTACGACAATATGACCGCAAAAGATACGGTAATTTCCGGTATTGTTCTGTTTGCAGAAAGAATTGATGGTATCGTTGTTTCTACAATTACAGGTGACAATACCCTTGGAACACTTACCGTGAACAGTGTTGCAGGAACAGCAACAGGAGATACAAAAGTAACTGTAAGTCCGGCTCTTACAAGCGGAAATTCCTACAAGTACAAGGTTGCTGATACAGAACAGGAAGTAACTTATGGAAAGAGCGTACAGGTATGGAGTGCTTGGAATGGAACTTCTGATATCACCGCAGAATCCGGAAAGGTAATCACAGTTGTTGAGTGCGACAGTGCTTACAAGGCAGTGAAAGCCGGTCACGCAACAGTAACATCTAAGCAGTCTTAATGGAGTAGATCATGTCAGCATACACAGTATTGGAACAGGTAAAGATCCGATTAAAACAATTTCATATGGAAACGGTTGAGAATGACGGTCTTACTTCCAGTACTGTGATGTTTGACCGAAAAGAAGATAATCCACTTTTGGAGCAGTTAATCAATCAAGCTACGGAAGATATCAAGAACAAAAGAAGATATCCAAAAGATTATACGAAAGAAGAGATCGAGGAAGACCTTAAGAAGTATGAATCCGTTCTTGTAAATGTCGTTGTTTATGACCGTATGAAGTTGGGGGGAGATTTCCAACAGTCAGACAGCGAGAATGGAAAATCACGTACATGGGTTGACCGAAATACATTATTTAAAGAGATATATCCGATAGCGAGAATTGTTTAGAAGATTGAGCGTTATGCTTTGTTGAAGACAACAGAACATAGCAGGGGCATACATTTTAGTGGCGGTGGGCGGTATGCAAAATAAACAAGAAGGGCGGTATATGATGTGACTATAGAGATTTCTACGGCAATCATTATCAGCGTTTTGTCACTTGGTTTTTCTGTATTTATGGGATTGAAAAACAGTAAAAGAACAGATACAAAAGACATTGAAGAGAGGGTAAAGGAAAATACCCGTATCAATATGAAGCTTGACGGAATCACCAGTAATACGGCAGAGATCAAAGCTGAACTTTCTGAAATGAGAAAAGAGATTAATTCTCACGATTCAAGAATTGTAAAAATCGAAGAAAGTGTTAAGTCGGCACATCACCGGATTGATGGAATTGAAAAGGTGGTTCGGTGTGAAAAAGAGGAATAGCAATGCTTGATATTAATAAGCAGAAAATGTTTTATTCGTTGATTGGCGGTAAAGTGCCGGTTTATGAACTGGACAAAGACGGAAAAGTTAAGACAATTACTGTTGACGGTAAAGAAGTACCAAAGACAACAGGGGAGTATCGGACAGGTTATGGAAAGCCTGTCTGTTTTTATGCCAATATCAGCAATGCACTTGATGAAGCACTGGCTAAGTCGTTTGGTATTGACGATTCAACAAACTATGTGCAGATTTGTGCAGAGAAAAATGAATTTCCATTGACCGTAGGAACCGTAATTTGGAAAAGATCAGCGGTAGCCTATGAAGATGTCAACCAAACGATTGTAGACGCTCTATCAGCCGATTACACGGTTAAGGGCGTAGCTGATGAAGGTCTTACCGTTGATCTGTTCTTATTGCAGAGAAATGTAAAGTAGGTAACCATATGGAATCTATACAAGTAAATATTCTTGGAACGGAATACACGATTGAAACCCATAAGATTTCAGAAGATTCTTTTATGAAAAAAAGCAACATTGAAGGTTGGTGTGGAGAAGATGCAAAACTCATTGCAATAGCAGACCTTAATGAAAAAGAATTTTATGAAGATATGACAGAAGAAGAAAAAATTAACAGAAGAAAAAACATTCTTCGACATGAAATTACGCATGCTTTTCTTAATGAAAGCGGATTATCCGCTTGTGCGTCTGTTCCTATTGGACCGTGGGCGAAAAATGAAGAAATGGTGGATTGGATCGCCATTCAATCACCTAAAATTTTCAAAGTTTTTCAGGAATTAGATATTTTGTAGGTAGCCATATGTCAAAGACAATCAACGTAAATGTTTTATCGCAAAAATCCATACAGAACGCCATTAAAGAAATCCGTGATTATCAGAATGACTTTCACAGGAAACTGGAAGTTTTTGTTTCACGACTTGCCGATGCCGGAATTGAAGTGGCGCAGAACAACGTTGGCGGTTTTGGAAAATATATTGTTTTTTCAAAAGAGGTTGATCCGGCAGAAACAGAATGCACTGTTATTATCCATGCGAAAGAAACCGGAAAGATTATCAGCAGTTGGCAGACAAAAGACGGCATTAAAAGCGCAGAAGTTTCTCCGCTGCTTATGGCAGAGTTTGGCTCCGGTTTTGGTGCTGAAAATCCAAAGAACATTTCAGGAGTAGGACAGGGAACATTTCCGGATCAGACACACGCCTTTGATGAAGAGGGTTGGTACTGGAAAGATTTAGACGGAAAACTGCATCATTCAAAAGGAATAGAAGCCAAAATGCCAATGTATAAGGCAAGCCTTGAAATCATTGAACGGTGCGAAAAAATTGCAAAGGAGGTATTTTCTGATGGTAAGGGAAGATAACTGGGCATTTGAAATTGAATCAGAAATCTTTACAACCGTAAAAACCAAAGCAATGCCGATTTTGCAAGAGCAATTTCCAGACACGGATTTTTCGGAATCGTTTACCAATGTCAAGGGGAGTCTTGATAAAGCGGTCTTTCCAACCATTTACATTCACGAATTGCCGGGGGTGCAAAAAGGACAGACGCTTGATGCAATTGGAATTGATGCAGTTCTTGAAAGTTTTCAAGTTGATGTTATCACAAATACAAGTCAAGGAGACACAAAAAAGATCCTAGGAATTGTCCTAAACGTGTTTGTAATGCTTCGGTTTTCCATAATGGCGATGCCTGAGTTTAACAACGAAAGCGAAAAGAAATTCCGATGCACAGGAAGAGTCCGGCGTTTAATCGGCGCAAGTGATTCTTTATAAAAACAGTAACAAAGAGCCAATAGGCTCTATTTTTTTATGCAAATTTAAGGAGGTATAGATATGGCAGTAGCTGGTTTAGCGTCACTCGGTATTAGACTGGGTTATGCAGTAGAATCAACAAAAGGTACAAAGCCGACTGCATTTACTGGTCTTAGCAGAATTAATACGATCGGTGGAATTACCATTGATCCGGAGACCATTGATGCGTCTGCGTTAGAAGATCTGATTACACGTAATATCAAAGGACGTGCTGACACAGGTGGTTCATGGCCTGTAACAGTAAACATTACCGATGACACGATTACAGAATGGACTACACTGATTACTGCATACAAGGCATTGTCCGAAGGAAAACGTATGTGGTTTGAGGTTTATCATCCGGATCTTACAAAAGCGTTTTTCGTTATTGCACAGCCGCCGGAATACATTCCAATGCCTGAAAGTTCACAGAATGCTCTTTGGACAGTTGACATGAACCTTACCATTGAAGAGTACAAAGGACTTGATGAAAAGGTAGCAGTGTCGGGGGAATAAGTAGTCAATCACGATCCAAAAGAAGCAGAGCCGTTGTGGTTGACAAAGAAGAAACGGCAGACACAGACAACTATTGACAGAGTTTAGGGCGGTCTTCGGACTGCCCTTTTCCCTATAATCAGGGAGGGAAAAGCGAGGTAGAATATGAAAACATTCAAAATTAATGGAAAAACATACAAGTCTAAGGAATTTGACCTTAACATGATCTGCGATTTAGAGGACATGGGAATCTCAATGGAAGATGCAGAAAAGAAACCTATGTCTATGGTGCGTGCATATTTTGGACTTTGCGCCGGATTTGGTAAGGAAAAAGCCGGAAAAGAAATCCAGGAGCACATGATATCCGGTGGTAAGTTTGACGGAATCATGGAAGCAATGGGGGACGAAATGAATAACTCCGATTTTTTTCGCGCTCTCTCGGAGAAGAAGAACAAGGAAAATCCGGAGAGAGAAGCAACGGAGAATCCGGAGGAATAACAAGAAAACAGTACAGTTCGTCTCGGGAACTGTTTTTAGACCTGTGGTATCCAGAGTTGTATCCAATGGGAATAACACTGGAACAATTTTGGAGTTTAAACCCACGGAAAATAAAGGCAATTCTTAAGGGGCATAACAATCTGCTTAAGGAAAGAGACAGGGAGAATTGGATTAACGGTCAATATATGATCTCTGCCATTGCAGCAGCACTTAATAGCAAGGCGAAGTATATTGAAGAGCCGCTTCTTGAAAAAGCTGAAAAAGAGAACAAACCACTTAGCCATGAAGAGCAAATGGAAAAGGTTAAGAGAGTTTTCCAATCCTTACAGATTATGCAGAGTAACTTTGAATTGTCGAAGATGAAAAAAGAAAATAAGGGCGGTGCGGTGTCATAGCTGCGCTGCCTATTTTGCGAGGTGAGATTATGGAAGAAATTGATGATTTAACCGTGAAAGTCAATGCCGATGCGAAACAAGCGGACAGTGCCTTGGAAAAACTGGTATCTCAATTAGAGACGGTCAACAAAGCGCTTGGAAAGATTATGTCCGGAAATGCTTTTTCCAATATGGCGGAAAGTGCAAAGGTGGCATCTGCATCTATGCAAGATATATCTACCTCTACAAAGCGTGTATCGGACGAAATAGGCTCTCAAATGAAAAAGGCAAGCAATTCCATTAAGGGAGTTGAAACACCTGTAAAAGAGACGTTTAAGAGCATTGAGGACGTTCTTGAGAAATTAGGGCAGAAGTCTATTGATATTAAGCCGGAAATTGATGTTGCCAATCTTTCCAGTGAACAGAAGAAATACACCGAGCAGTTAAAAAGTATGCAGAATGGAATTAACCGTGTTTTAAATTCTGCACACCCGGAAAAGAAAATCGGAACCTTAGATTCTCTTGTTGTGAAACTGAACGAAGCAAAGAATGCTTTAAAGGAAATTGAGAGTCTGCAAGGGAAAACAGCGAATCAAACAGAATTCAATCCTACCATTCATTTGATGGGAGAGGATGAAAGAAACCCGAAAGACATTTTGTCAGAATACAAGTCGGAATTAGATAATTGGAAATCTTACCTTGAAAATTTTAATCAAGGAAATTATAAAGCACCTACAACCGGATTTACAGAATCCATAGGAAAAAGTCTTGAAGAATTAAAAGCGGAGTTTCCGGACGCAAAATCACTTATTGCCGATTATGAAAAACTGTTTGAGGATTTTTCGGCAGTATCGGTTGATGGCGGAATGGAAAAAAGCGTCGAACCGATTAAAAAGATCGAAGAACAGGTTGGAGAATTAAACAATGTGTTTGATAACATCAAACCACTTGAATTTACAGGTAATTTCTATGAAATGGAAAAGTGGGTAGATGATCTAAATACTAAACTAATATCTTTACTTGATAAAAGAGAAAAGTTAACGGATTTAGGTTCGAACATGGACACGCAAAGAATCAAGTCCATGACCTACGACATTGAACAACTTTCCAGAACCATTGAAAAGTACGAGGTCAAGGTTGAAGAAGCACGGAAAGCCGGAAAACTTGAAATAAAGATTCCCGGAATTGATGAATCTCTATCCAATGCAGAAAGACAGGCAAGAGAGTTTTCCGTAAGAATAGCGAATGAATTTAAGAAGTCAAAAATTAAAATTCCGGTGGAATTTAATGAAGTAGAAAAAGAGATACAAAAAGTAAAAAATAAATATGATGAATTGGTTCGTTCTATTGGATTAAATTCAAAACGTATAAATTTTTACGGTTCAAGTGATGATTTCAAGAAAAAGCAAATAGAATTAGCAGCATTACGAGAAGAATATCAGAAATTAATTAATAAGCAGAAAGAACTTTCTCTTGATGAATCGGCTTTAAGAGCCGGACAGTTTTCCAATCAGATAAAAACGGCAACAGACGCAACAAGAAAATTGTCAAATGTTTTTTCGAGTATTGGATTTACAAGTTTTCCGGGATTTCTTTCCGGAATTGGAAGTGCAGCAAGTCAATTACCTGGAATCTTCAGTTCAATTACCGTTGCAGTTGATGGAACAAGTAGTGCATTGACCGGAATGCAAGCATCTATACCGATTATCGGAGCAATCTTAGCTGTTTTATCTACTCTTTTTAATCTTGCGAGAAAACTTGGAAATGCAATTAAAAATGTTGCTTCAAAAGTAATTAGCGCGTTTAAAAAGATGCTTTCCGGAATAAAAAGCATTGTTTCAAAAATTGGAAGCCTGATTTCTTCAATAGGAGAGAAGTTTTCAGAAATGGGATTCGGAATAGATATTTCTGCATCCTCTATGTTCAAGAGTATTACAAAATTTATTGTTGCTCTTGGACGAAGAATCAGAAGTCTTGCGGTTACTTCGGTTACCAATAATATATCTGATGCATTGACCGCATTGGCACAAAAGTCTACAGAATTAGACTATAATTTGACAAATTTGAAACAAAATTTGGCAACGTTAGGAGCGTCTATTGTAAGTGCTTTTGAACCAATATTAAACGCGGTTATTCCAATTTTGAATCAATTAATCCAAAAATTGATTTATGTAACGCAACTTGTCGGTCAATTTATAGCCGCATTATTTGGAAAAACTTCCTACAAGGTTCCTACTGCAAGTGTAAAAGGATATGCGGAAGCGTTGGACGATGCATCGGACAGTGCAAAGAAGCTAAAAGGAAACTTACAGGGATTTGATAAACTAAATGTCATAACAAGTGAAGATAAAACAGGAAAGTCTTCAAAAGCTGGAAATGTAGAATATGGTTTTAAAGATATGCCAATTTCTTCTAAAATATCTGATTTAGCAAAAAAGCTAAAAGATATGTGGGATAAAGGCGATTTTTATGATCTTGGAAAATGGCTTGGAGATAAACTTGCAAAGACATTAGCAAATATTCCTTGGGATAAAATAAAGAAAGCAGCAAGAAAATTAGGTAGCAGTCTTGCCACTTTAATAAACGGTTTTATAAAAGGAGAGTTTGACGGAAAAAGTATTGGATATTGGATAGGTCATACATTAGGAGAAGCTATCAATACAGCTTTTGAATTTCTAAATGAAGTTGTTCACAAGTTGGATTGGAAAGGAATTGGTCAATTCTTTGCTGATTTAATAAACGAATTTATGAATATTCTTGATTGGGAATTAATCATAGATACGTTTACGACAGGCGCAAAGGGATTAGCAGACCTGATAAACAATTTTAACAGTTGGTTTAACTGGGAGTTATTTGGACAGACTTTAGCCAATATTTTCAACACAATAACTGCTACATTATATGCTTTTTTTGATGAACTTAACTTGTATGATATTGCCGTAAATATCGGAACTGCAATTAAGAATATTGCAGATAATATTGACTGGAACGCCTTTTTGGAAATGGCAAAAAAAATCGGTCAAAAAATGGTTGATGCAATTCAAGGACTTGCAGATTCTGATGTTATATCCAATTGTGGAACCATATTAGGAAATATCCTTAAAGGAGTTATTGATTGGGCGTTTGAGTTTTTTGCAAATATTCCATATCGAGAACTTGGAGAAGAAATAGGAAAATTTATCAATAATGTGTTTTCAAGTCTTTCAGAAGTTGATGAATCAGGAAAGTCCGGATGGCAAAAACTTGGAGAAACAATAGATAAAATTGCAAGAGGATTGCTTGAAATGTTTATAAAAGCCTGTCAAGAAATTGATTTAGAACAATTAAAGACAGGAATAAGAGAGATGATGGAACAAATTAATTTTGTTCAATTATTCGCAGATGCTTTTGTTTTGGTTTCAAATTTAAAATCCGGATTGCTCCAGTTGTTTATAGCGGCTATTGATGGTATTCAATTAAGCATTGGCGAAGCGCTTGGAAATGCACTTAGAAATGCAATTAATTATGCGATGAACGGACAAAGCATTGATTTAAGCGGATTAATTCGTACAACAAGGTATGGTGCAAGTGTCGGAGCAAATATAGGGCGTAAAGTTTTTCGTGGTTATGCATCCGGCGGATTTATCGAACCGGCAACGTATTTCAAAGCCGGTGAAAACGGAGTACCGGAAATCCTTGGAACGGTCGGTGGCAAGTCGGCAGTAGCCGGCGGACAGGAAATCACGGGAATTTCCAATGCAATTTACAGTACCGGACAGACCGAAGCACAACTTTTATCATCAGCGGTACAGTTTTTACAGATTATTGCAAACAAAGATTTTAGCATCAATTCTTCCGATGCGTTCAACGCAATTCGGGAAGAAGCGCATTCCTACGAAAAGCGTACAGGAGATAAGGCATTCACTTAAAAGGTGGGTGCCTTTTTCATTTATGGAGGTAAGCCAGTGAGTTATCAAGGATATATGTTTCAGTTTGGTTCATATAAGTTTCCAAAAATGATTCGGGCAGATACTTACAAGATTACCCCGAATGCGAGACAGGATTTGGATTCATACCGTGATGCAAACGGAGAATTGCACCGGACGGCATTAGACCATACGGCTACAAGCGTCACGTTTACCATTCCGGCGCATAAAGAAAGAGAGCATGAAGAAATGATGGCTGCTATTCGTAGCAGCTACATCAATGAAAAAGAGCGTGATGCACAGTGTTCTTATTACGATCCAGAGACTTGCACATATAAGACCGGACATTTTTACATTGATTCCAACTGGAGTTTTCAAGTCTATGGAACGTATGACGGACAGATTACGTTTCAAGAGTACGAGGTTAGTTTTGTTGAGTATTAATCATAGAGGGAAAAGGCATGAACGTATCAGATGCAACCAAAAACGAATACAGGAGTTCCAGTGTTCACAAGAACCTGACTATTAAATTTCCGGAACTTGGACTAACGATTGACAACACAAAAATCTATCAGGAAAGCATGAAACTGAAAGAGTCCATTTTGGAAAAGAATAACATTGAGTTTGTTGGTTGCATTGCCAGTTCCTTTTCTGTTCAGATTCAAGGACTTAAGGAAGATGTTAAGGGCAAGAAAATCGAAGCATCTATCACCACGGACGGAAGCACCGATGAGCCGATACCGTTGTTTCATGGCATTGTAGACAGTGCCGTATTGCAAGACAACAGGTTAAGCAAGACCATAACGGCATATGACATTCTTTATACCAAAGGAAATACAGAGGTTTCCGGTTGGTACAATTCTCTGACATTTCCTATCAGCATAAAGCAGTTTCGGGATTCCCTGTTTACCTATCTTGGGATTACACAGGACGAAACATCACTTGTCAACGATGATATTTCCATAAGCAAGCAGTACGATCCAAAGACGCTTAAGGCTTTAAACGTGATTAAGGCTATCTGTCAGATAAATGGAGTTTTTGGGATTATAAACCGTGACGGAATCTTTGAGTACCGGACAACGCAAAGCGGTCTTTATCCGTCCGGAAACCTTTATCCGTCTGATGATTTGTACCCGTTTTCCGGTGAAGAGACGGAACTTACCGAAGAAGAAGTTGCGGAAGCAATGCAGTATTACAAGAAAATCCGCTACGAAGAATTTAAGGTAAAGCCGGTTGATAAAATCACCATTCGGCAGAATGAGAATGATGCCGGAGTGACTTATGGAAGCGGAACAAACAACTACATCATTCAGGGAAATATGTTCACCTACGGACTTTCCAATGAAACGCTTTTGCAAATGGCACAGAGCATTTATCCGTATGTCGAGGGTTATTCCTACTATCCGTTTCAGGCATCGAACATGGGATTGCCGTTTGTGGAGTGCGGTGTTGATATTTTGTCCTACAAGGTACGAAATCTTGATACAGGAGAAACGGAAAAGAAGTATTACAACGTGTTTAGTCGTGAGTTGAGCGGAATACAGGCGTTGAGTGACAGTTACACGGCAAAAGGCGAAGAGTACCAAAGCGAGTTTATCACGGACTTGCAGACGTCAATTGACCTTATTAAGCAACAAGACCAACAATATCAGCAGACTTTCAATGATTTTGATTCAAGGATTTCTAAATTGGAAGCCGGCGGTGGCGGCGGTGGAGGTGGCGGCGGAATTAATATAGTTTCCGTGGCATCGTTGCCGGCTAATCCGAATGCAAATACAGTTTATCTGATTCAAGGAATTGTGGTGGTGGAATAATGGGAAAACAAAGTTCGAGAATTTATTTTCAAGGAAAAGACCATAAGGATATTTATTTTAAAGGACAATATCACACTGCCATGTATAAGGGAAGTCAATTGATATGGAAAAAATTATTTGAACATTATGTTCCTGTTGCAGGAGAAGTTGGAGAAAATAGACACCATGGAATAGGAAAATTAGATATTGATAATAAAGTGGCTGACTTACAATTGTGGAATCAAGATGATACGAGCGCAATTGTGGGGTATCCGGACAGATATCATACAAAAGGAAATTTTTTTGTTTCGTATAATAGCGAAACGTTTACATCGGAAAAACCAATATATCTTTTTGAAAATGAAAATGGAATAAAAAGATATATTCTTCCATTTGAGAGCAACAAAGATGTTTTTTTTAGCGGTCATATTGGATTATCGAACAACATGATAGCAATAAACATAACGGTGGAAAATGGAAGTGCAGTAGAGCCTTACACAAAGTACTATACTGTTGACAATAAACTAAATGTTGAAGAATGCATTATTGATGATGAAACAATTAACAAATCAATTGTTTTTGGAAAATGCGATTGTGAAACACCTGTTATTGTTTCTCGTCTACCAATAGAAGATTACAAAAGTGATTATGTTTATTACTTCTATAAAAACGGAAAAAAAATAGGAGAAGAAACAATTAAATACACAAAAATAAAAACATCTTCCGGAGGTGCAACAAGAGGAATACATTTATGTACTTGGGGCACTTTTTATGCCGATGATAATTATTTATATTCCGTTGATACTTATGATGTTTATGATGATGCATTAAACGAATATTTTACTAGAAGATGGGTAAAGAAATTTGATATTCAAACAGGAAAAATTATTACAACAATGAACAATGTTGTATCTGGAAGTTATCCAGATAAACCGGAACATACTATTTTTGTTGACGGGTATTTTTATCAATATAATTCAAAAAGTTATAAAAAAAATTCAACTACTTATTATGAAGTAAAAATTATGAGAACAAAAAATTTTTATGACTATGAATTACTTGCAACTAAAAATACAGAAGAATCAATAAAAATTAAAAATATAGACACCGGAGAAATTATATATCAAAACATATATAATTTGGTGCTTTCTTTAAAAAGGGAAGGAACTATATTTTGCATAAAAAATTCAAAAGTAATTAAAGAAAATGGTGTATGCATTCCTTATATGAGCATTAACTACAAACCAAGAATAGAATATTGGGACAATTTACTTTTTGATGAATCGGAAGGGAATTTTTATGTTTCCGTATAATTATATAGGAGGGTAGAACATGGCATACGTAGAGCAAACTTGGGTTGACAGACCGTCAAAGAAAACGCCGATTAATGCGGCAGGGCTTAATCACATGGAAAAGGGGATTTATGATACGAGCAAGAACTTCAATGAAAACGGCATTAACTTCGGACGAAAAGCAGACACGACATCGGGAATGAGAAGTACAGCAGAGGGTTTTAATACGACCGCTTCTGATACATACGCTCATGCCGAAGGTTATCAATCTGTGGCAAGCAGTATTTCAAGTCATGCAGAAGGTTACAATACCGAAGCAACCGGATATTATGCCCATGCAGAAGGATTTGGCACAAAAGCAACAGAACAAGGTGCTCATGCGGAAGGATATTCAACGGAAGCGTCCGGTTCAGATGGATCACATGCCGAAGGGTATCAGACAAAGGCAACCGGATCAAATTCTCATGCAGAAGGAAGAGAAACAGTGGCTTCGGGCGTCTATGCTCACGCAGAAGGATATCAATCTAATGCAACGAAAAGTGGTGCCCACGCAGAAGGTCAGAAAACAACGGCATCTGCTTACTATTCTCATTCAGAGGGAGAGGAAACCGTGGCATCCGGTTATGACTCCCATGCAGAGGGTCGTGGAACTATTGCCAAAGGTGAATATCAGCACGTGCAAGGAAAGTACAACATAGAAGATACACAGAATCAATATGCTCATATTGTCGGAGGTGGATTAGCCGAAACGGGCAGAAAAAACATCCACACGATTGATTGGAATGGGAATGCGGTGTTTTCCGGAGATGTGACAAATGGCAATGGCGTGTCTATGGATTATCTAAAAAGCCAAATTGAAAGCAGTGGAAACGACTTGTATACAAGCACCGGAATTAATATCGGGAGAAAGGAAGGAACGACAAACGGGAACAGAAGCAGTGCGCTTGGTGAGGGAAACGAAGCATCCGGAAGCTACTCGTATGCGGAAGGCACCAGTACCAAAGCTAAAGGATATGCTTCGCACGCCGAAGGAATTGCAACCATAGCAAACGGAGGTGGGCAGCACGTAGGCGGAAAATACAATGTTGAAGATACGGAAGGAAATTATCTTTTTATTATTGGAAACGGAACAAGTGACACGGAAAGAAAAAATGCAATGACACTTGACTCAAGCGGAAATGGCACATTTGATGGAAATGTGATCTGCAAGCATCAAGATGGTTCACAAATTTCAATGGTAGGCATGAAATCACAAATGGACGGACAGTACACTTCTCTTTCCGGCGGATTAACTTCAATAAGTCAAGCGTTATCAGCACTTACAGAAAGAGTAGCAGCATTGGAAGGAAAAACAGGAACAACATCATAAAAGGTAGGTGATATCGTATGAAGCGAGGTACAACGCCAACGCTTGAAATAGCGGTAGACGGTGTGAAAGTCACAGATTTATCAAGCATCTATGTCACGCTCAAACAGGATGATTTGATAATCACAAAGTTTGGAGAGGACATACAAGTGAATGAAGAGGATAATTTGTTAGGAGTTTCTTTAAGTCAGAAGGAAACTCTTTCTTTTCGCCCTGGATTTGTTTACTTGCAGATGCGAGCGGTTACAAGCGGTGGAAATGCCATTGCAACAGATGTTCAAAAGATTGATACGGTTGAGATTTTGCAAGAGGGGGTAATCGGTCTATGAGTTGTGGGTGCAGAATCAAGCTGACGGTTTCAGAAAAATTTCAAGAATTAATCAGAACAGAGACCTACAAAGGGGATTATACTGTTATCCCCAAAGTGGAAGAGCAAGTGATGAAAACAAAAAATAAAACTATGACGGACGATGTTACGGTACTCAAAATTCCATATAGCGAAGTGGATAACTTGTCCGGCGGTCAAACAATCACAATAGGAGGTTAAGAACATGGCAATTAACAAAGTAGTTTACGGCGAAGAGGTGCTTATTGATTTAACAGGAGATTCCGTCACGGAAGATACTCTTGCAAAAGGTGTTACGGCGCATGACAAGTCCGGCGCAGTTATCACTGGTACAAGCACGAAAGATGTGGATTCCACCGATGCAACGGCGGCAGTGTCAGAGGTTCTTCTTGGAAAAACCGCATACGCAAGAGGTAATAAGCTGACAGGTACAATGCCAAACAACGGAGCAGTTACAGGAGAAATCACAGACAAGGAAACGGATTACACGGTTCCGCTTGGATTCCATGACGGTTCCGGAAAAGTTGGAATTGCAACAGCAGAAAAAGAAAAGATTGTAGCCGGAAACATTAAGCAAGGCGTAACCATTCTTGGAGTAGAAGGTACCTATTCCGGCGATGGTGTTAACCTACAGGCAAAAACGGTTACACCTTCAAAAACTGCACAGACGGTACAGGCAGATCCCGGATATGACGCTTTATCCTCTGTTACTGTTAACGCAATTCCTTATACAGAAACGGCTAATGCCGCCGGAGGAAAAACGGCAACTATCGGTTAAAGGAGCAATGGATTATGGCAATTAATAAAGTGGAATATGGTGGAAATACATTAATTGACTTGACTTCGGACAGTGTAACACCGGAAAATTTAATTTCCGGCGTTACTGCACATGATGCATCTGGGAAAAAAATTACTGGTACTTTCGATCCGAATAAGTATCTTGAAAAAACCGGGGATGCAAGTGATACAACTGTCACATTTGTGCAGGCAACAAACAGAGCAAATATTTCTTCCAAAGAAAAAATTTCTGTTATTATGGGAAAAATTGCAAAGTTTTTTGCAGATTTAAAGACGGTAGCGTTCACTGGGAAATATTCTGACCTATCAGGAACTCCTGGAATTGTTTCAAAAACTGCAAATGGTTTATGCCCTAAATATGGTGGAACAACAACAAAATTTTTACGTGATGACGGAACTTATGCTGAACCAACAGCTTCAGTAAGTGGTTTATCGACTTTGGAGCAAGTGACCGCTGCGGCAACGGCAGGCAACGTAACTGATCCTGTTGGAGCAGGAGCAGTAAATGAATTAAACAGTAGTTTGAATGGCTTGTCATTTGCCCAGGATGCAGATGGTAACTGGGGATATAAGGTAGGTGCTGATGCAGTAATCCCTTTTAAGAGTGGTTTTGATTTAGAGAAGTCCGTTTTAGTATTTCAAAATCTTAGTCAAGATACAAAAGGTCAACAGGTAACCAATTCATATAGAACGACATCAATGTATAAGACACAGTATATTGCTATATTAATTGGTGTGTCTACGGATCCAAATTCGAATCAAGCGTTATCAATGTCGGCTGGAAAAATTGCCAAACAGTTCTTTTCTGAAGCTGGTTCATATACATCTGTTGGTATTTACTTAATTGACGTTCCTGTAAATACAACAATTAGTTTCAATACACGTTATCGCGCACATGGAGCATTTTTAATCGGATTCCCTGATTAATACATAACCATATTAATTAAACGGCATATACCTATATAGTTTGTATGTGCACGTATACTTATTTTTGAATATTGGGTTATATTAAATTCCTCCCATCCATATTCACAATATGCAGACACGTTATTTGTGCTATGAGTAAATATTTTTGTTTTATTGCCACTTGAATCATAACCAAAAATATCAAACTCAAATGTACTATCCAACGTTCCAATGCCTAAATACCAAGAAAAAAGAATTTTTTCATAAGAGGATGCATCATATATTTTTTCTTCACTAAAAACAGAAGCCCATGTTTGTTGTGAACGAGCAAATGCAAAATTTGGAATTCGATATATCTTACTAAAAGGGGTCACTGTATCTGCACCATCCTTTATATAGCCATAATTGCCATCGGAGTCTTTACCGAATTTCAAGCCGCCGAAACTACTGTTTAATTTATAAACCGAATCAATTTTCGGAGAAAGGAGCAAAATGCTTAAATTAAAATATCTTAATGATACACAAGAGTATCAAGTAGAATTTTCAATAATTTCAAAAAATATATGCCAGTTAAAAGGAGAATTTCCAGTAAAAAGAGACGGATTCTTTTTATCAAGAATTGGAGATAATGATAACTGGGATTACACGTCATATAAGACTATTTATCGTCAACTTGAAAATGCAGTGCAATTTTCAAATGATAAATCAGTTTATGTAGAACCGAAAAAGAAAGTCACTTTTTCAACAAGTGGAGGCGGCAGTTTAAACGGAAAAACAACGCAGGAGGTATATAACTATGATGAATTGATTGTACCAAGTGTTGAATTGGAAGAAAATTATGTGTTTGAAAAATGGTATCCTGAAATTCCAAAAACGGGAGAAATAGAAGCGGATAAAACATTCACAGCGGTTTTTCAATATATCCCTACTCTTGATGAAGTAAAAGAAAAGAAAATAGAGGAAATGAACACTAAGCAGCAAGAGATTATTGCAAATGGAATTGAAGTTACTCTTTTGGACGAAACAGTAGGAAACTTTTCTCTTGGACTTTACGATCAAGTATCGCTTGGAACGCTGAGATCTAAGGCTGAAAAAGGAGAAGAAAAGATTCCTTGGCATGAAAATGACGAAGAAAAAAAGTGCCGTTGGTATGGAGCTGCAGATATGCTTTTAATTACGCAAAAGGCAGAAAGTTTTCTGACATATCACATTACTTATTTCCGTGATCTTCGAAATTACATTCGAAGTATGGCAGATAAGGAAAGTGTAAATTCTGTTGATTACGGTGTATATATTCCGACCGAGTATCAATCAGAGGTACTTCGGGATATGTACGCTATGCAAAATGCGTAGGGCGGTAAAGCCACTTATTCTTATTGTAATAGGTGGCTTTCTTTATGTCTTATTAGAACTGTTTTTTAGAGGTAAAAGTCATTGGACAATGTTTCTTGTGGGTGGTATTGCATTTTACCTGATTGGTTGTATTAACAACTATATTGATTGGAATATGCCGTTTGTAAAACAAATGGTAATAGGAGCATTGACTATTACGTGTTTGGAATTTATTTCCGGATTTTTTATCAACATAGTTTTAGGGTGGCAAGTATGGGATTATTCCAACTTGCCATTTAATATTTTAGGACAAATTTGTTTGCCATTTACATTACTTTGGTTTCTAGTTTCTGCTTTTGCGATTGTGCTTGATGATTATTTAAGGTACTGGTTATTTGGTGAACAGAAACCACATTACATTTTATTCAAGGAGGTATAGGTATGGAAGAATGCATTAAATTAATCGTTGTATTGGCAATTTTAGCTTTGGCAAACATTGTAGGCGGTGTTATAAACAATGTAAAGCTGAAACAGTTTTCTTTCAGTTGGAAGAAACTGCTGAATGGAGTGATCCAGTTTCTTGGGATCGGATTTATGTTCGTAGCGTTGGCTTATTGTATAGAAACAATTCCGGAAATCGGAAGTGCTTTAGGAGTACAACCAAAAACAATGATTTTAGCTGCCATTACCATATATGCGAAAAAGATCTTTGAGCAGCTTAATGATTTTATTAATTTAAAAAAAGAAATCAAGGCAAATTCAGAAGAAGAAAAAGAAGTGGTAGACACAGAATACATGGATATGTGAGGTGACAAAAATGGAAGTAAAAGAGTTTATTGATAAAATTGCAGAAAAAACCGTTGCATCTTGCAAGGAGGTAAACTTGTTGCCATCACCGTCCATTGCACAAGCAATTATAGAAAGTGCACATGGTACAAGTCAACTTGCGGTAGAAGCTAATGCGTTGTTTGGAATCAAGGCAGATGGAAGATGGAAAGGAAGAACATATCAGAAATCTACAAAGGAATTTCAAAACGGACAGTATGTTGATGTTGTGGCAAAATTCCGAATGTATGATACATGGGACGAATCCATTGAAGATCACGCACGGTTTCTTATAAAAAACAAAAGATATTCAAACCTTGTCGGCGTAACAGATTATAAGGAATACTGCAAGCTGATAAAGGAAGACGGATATGCCACGTCACCTACATACACCAAAACACTTATTGACTGCATAGAAAAATACAATCTCACGCAGTATGATTCCGATGCGGACCAGGAAGAAGAGCCGGAACATCCAAAAAAGATTCGGTCGTTCAACGTTCATGCTGGTCACAATCCAAGCGGTAAAGTTGCTTGCGGTTCTGTTGGTTATCTGAATGAATCGGACGAAAACAGGAATGTCTGCAATGGATTAATTGAGAAGATCAAGAGTGCCGGACACGTGGCTCATAATTGCACCTGTGATGATGGTACAAGTCAAAAAGATGTATTGCAGAAAATTGTAGCAAAGTGCAATCAGCATACGGTTGAATTGGATATATCTATCCACTTCAATGCTTTGTCAAAGGAATATATTTCAGATGGAAAGACAAAGGGTGTTGAAGTATGGATTCACCCAAATAACAGAGGAAAAGAAGTCGAGAAAACTGCACAGGCAATTTGCGACAGTGTAGCCAAACTGGGATTTACAAACCGTGGTGTCAAGTATTCGGACGGTCTTTATGTGCTTAAGAATACAAAATCACCGGCAATGCTGATTGAGTGCTGCTTTGTGGATGATGTAGACGATTTTCAGCTTTATGAGTGCTCTAAAATGGTACAGGCTATTTATGACGGTCTTTCAATTGAAACGGTAAAAAATATGGAAGAAAAGAAGTTGTATTATGTCATTGCCGGTGTGTATTCTTCGCAAGAGAATGCAAAGGCATTTGCAGAATCACTTGCAAGCAAGGGTTACCTGATGAATGCAGACGGCAACCTTATCCGTGGCATTACAACGCAAATTAAAGAAATGTAATAAAAAGGGGGTGTCGTTGTGGCATCCCCTTATTTTTATCTCACGCCTAAAGTCCCATCGGAATTTAGGAATCCGACAATATATCCGATTTTATCATCAATATCATTTTCCATAAATACAAGATTACTATTGATAACCGAAACGTATTCCCATATTTTCTTTCCGTTGATAATTTTGTGGGTTTTCTGTGTTAGATAGATATATCCGTCAAGAGTGACAATACAAAGTTCGCCGTCAAGAGCGTCACGGTCGGCAGAAATCAAAACAACTTCCCCTTGCATGAAATACGGCATAAACGAATTGCAAGGGATTCTGAATCCACAATAAGCCTTATTTTTTACAGATTCCGGAAGTTGATCTATGCATACGCTTTCCATGACGTTTGTAGTCATTAAATGGCTGTCAATATAGCTTGGAGCAAAAACAGAAATATACTTTTTCCCGTGTTTCAATTTTGAATTAATTTTCTTTTGGTGCCGGATGAAATATCGCACCATGTATAAGGAATGTTTAGGTAGCGCCTTGCATATGGCTATGGATTCCTGTGTAACTGGATCAATGCAGTTTGCTCCAATCAGATCATCAACGCTGATTTTCAAAGCCTTTGCAATGGAAACGACCGTTGATAGCTGAATATCCTTTTTCCCCTTATCATAAAGGATATTATTCAGTGTTGCGGTAGATATTCCCGTTAGTTCCGTAAATTCAATTTGCGTCATATCCGGTTGTCCGGTATACAACTTAATGTTGTTTCTCAAATTCTCAATACAATTTTCTGAATCATTTGAGAGTTTTGTCGATAAATAGCGCATCCTTTCTTCCGATAGCATAGTTTTCCCCTTTCATAACCGTGTTAAAATGTAATTGTCTTCCGGAAAGGAAGATACAAGTTCCGGTTTTGAGGGCGGTGTTTATTGGCGTTTTCACCGTCCTCATTTAAAATATTATAAAACCGTATGAAAAATCATACAAGAAAAGATTGTGTAAAATATTGCATTATGCGATAAATTATTTGATAATTTAACTGTGCGGAAAGGAAATTGAGAGGTGCGAAGTGGAAGAAGAGGACTATCGGAATGAAATCATCAAAATGGTACAAAGTGTAAAGCAGCTTGATATATTGATATACATATACAATATATCGAAAGACATTATCTCGGAGGACAAGTAAAATGAGAAGAGTAGACACAAGTAAAGACGGATTTGAATATGTAGGAATTAAGCTGACCGATAAGCAATTTGAAGACCTTTGTTCATTAAATCAGCTTATAGCATCGGACGATTACAGAAAAAGAGTACCAGTTTTTAATATGGTTCTGGTACTCAAAATCTTAGGTTTGCTTCCGGAAGAAATGATTTGCAATAAAATCGAATCCGAAAGCGACATTGATTTAGAAGAATTGTTGCAAAGAAAATTCGGGAAGATAATAGAATAATTTTTAAAAGGAGTAAAGTAATGGCGGAAGAAGATTACAAAAAACATATAATTGATATGATAAATAAAATAAATGATGCAGGTACATTAGAATACCTGCATACATTCATAAGGTTATTTTTGATGAAATGGGGTTAGTCCTCGTTTTTACTTCTCGACAACATTGATTCTATCATGTCCATTACAATTTCCTTATCTCTTTGGGAAAGCAAAGAGTATTTATAATAGAAATCAAAATCTTGTTCTGCTTTTGCAGCAGAATCTTTTCTTTCAAAAGGAACATCAAAACCCATTAGCCACGCTTCCGTTACGTTAAGAGCCATGCCGAGCATAACTAGTTTATCTTGGCTTGGTTCTGATTTCCCAGAAAGATATTGGCTAATATCAGATTTATTCATCTTAACATCAAATTTGGCGCAATATGGAAGTGCTTTATTAAGAATATCCACTTGCCTTAAATTCTGTTCTTCCATTATCTGTTTTAATCTTTCCGAGGTAGTGAACCTTTTCATTGTTTATAACCTCCTTTCCAATAAGAATATATCATTGTTTGAACAAAAGTTCAAGACATAAAACTTAAAAAGTTAAAATAATTGAATTTTTATATTGACATGGCTTGTGTGCGGTGATAATATACAATTAGTTAAAAGAATTGAACTTGAAGGGAGGTTTGAGGATGGCTTTTAATTATAGCAAGTTGAAAGGGAGAATAGTGGAAAAGTATTCGAATCAATCCAATTTTGCAAAAGCATTTGGATGTTCGGAGCGTACACTATCTTTAAAAATGAACGGAAAGAGACCTTGGAAGCAACAGGAAATCTTGACTGCTATTAAAATTCTTGATTTATCAGAGAATGATATACAGGAATATTTTTTTACCACAGAAGTTCAAAATATTTAACTTTGGATGGGAAGTTTAGCAAAGAGAGGTGATAAAAAACGAACGATTTAATTCATATTGGTGAAGCTGATATATCCATAAAGGAGTACAACGGACAGAGAGTTGTCACGTTGAAAGATGTAGATATGGTTCACAAAAGACCGGACGGAACAGCAGGGAGAAATTTCAGAACTAACAAAAGCCGTTTTATTGATGGTGAAGATTACTTTATTGTAGGCTCAGACGAAATTCGTCGAAGCCGCTTATTTCCTATATCCGATAGCGATTTTACAAGCAAAGTCCTTTTGACTGAACAAGGTTATCTGATGTTGGTGAAATCTTTTACTGACGATTTAGCATGGACAGTTCAAAGACAATTGGTAAATGGATATTTCAATGTACGGAAAATTTCCAACAACGAATTGTCACCGGAATTGCAAATGTTACAAGGTTTGCTGAATCAAATGGTGAACAAAGAGTTAGAGGACAAGGAACGGGATAGAAAGATTGCCATTGCACAGGAAACAGCGCAAAAGGCGGTAGAAACAACCAACAACATTAAGGAAGCCGTAAAGCCTGTCTTAGATAATTGGCGAGCAGAGATAAAAAGCAGAATAGCGAAGATAGCACCTAAAGCGGAAATGAGCTACGGAATCTTACAGGCAGAAATGTACAAGGAACTCGAACGTAGGGCAGGTGTTGATTTAAATAGGCGTGTTAATAATATGAAGCAGAGAGCCAAAGATTCTTGCGGTACAAAGAAACAGGTAGATGATATCAGAAAAATTGATGTGGTTGAACAGGATAAGAAGTTGCGCGAGATTTACTCCAAAATTGTTTCTGAATACGAAATTAGATATTGCGCTTAGGAATGAACGTTTCCGATTTCTTGGAATAGGGAGGAACGAGAATGTGAAAGCATCAAAAATTGAAATTCGACAGTGCGAAAGAAAAGAGGGAATTTTCACAGAAATTCTTATTGACGGTCATAAACTCAACGGAGTTAGAAGTTTTTCTCTGAAACAGGGAGTAGGAAATGCTATTCCTATATTAACCATCGACTTGAACGCACTTAATTTTTCAACAGATATTCAGATGTTGAGATTGGTTCAAGACGGAATGGGAGAAATAGAAAGCATAAAGTTTAAGAACAGTGAAATCCCTGTTAGATTTTCGGAAGAATAGGCTCTCATATTTCAGAGAGCCAAAATCATTACTTGTTGAGGTTCTTGATAATTGAGCATTGACTAGGATGATCGCAGCATCCGGTCAATCCGGCATAAATGCAATTTAATCTTCCGTTTATGATTTTTCCTGTTAAATCTTCTTTAGCAGTTGCATTTATGGAAGCAAATTCAACAGAGTAATTTTTATTCTGCTTATCGCAGAATCCGGTATATACCAATTTATCACCTCCTTATAGGAGAGTATAACATACGGAAAGGAGAAACGAAATGGAGGAACTTGTTAAGTCAGATATGAAAACGCCTATTGAAATTGCCCTTGGCGTGGATGAGAACGGAACGACTACTGCAAGAGCGTTATATGAGTTTTTGGAACTTGCACAGGGTCAGTTTTCCAGATGGGCGAAAGCCAATATCGAATCCAACGAATTTTATGAAGAAAACAAGGATTGGTGGGGGTTCGACATCGTGTCGAACGGTAATAATTGCAAAGATTATCACTTGACTACTGACTTTGCAAAGCATCTTTCTATGGAAAGCCATTCTGCAAGAGGTAAAGAAGCAAGGCGGTATTTTATTGCCATTGAGGACAGGGCAAAACAGGAAGTAATAAATCGTTCGCAGCTTTCTCCGCAGATGCAAATGGTTATGTCTATGGCAGAGGGAATGGCAAGACAGGAATTGGAGCAGAAGAGACAGGCGAAGAAGATTGAGGAAGTGCAACAGACCGTTAGCAATATGAAAGACATTTTCACAACGCCGATTGGCGATTGGAAAAACGAGATCAACGCTAGGGTTCGTGAGATTTCAATTAAAAGCGGTATTTCATATCAGGAGTTATACGGTCAGCTTTACGGAGAACTGGAAAATAAGGCACATTGCTGTTTGAGCCGTTTACAGGAAAACAAGAAAAAGAGAATGGAAACTGCCGGAAACACAAAGACGGCAATTAAAGACGGAACAACTAAGATTGCGGTTATTTGTGACAAGCCGCAGCTTAAAGAGATTTTTGAAAGTATCGTGAGGACTTATGCGATGCGGTACTGTTCGTGAAAGGAGTAGGAATGAAAACATATACGCAGTTAAACGGAGAAGTGATAAGGGGAAATGAGGAAGAAATTTATTTGACTAGAGTGCGGTCAAGTAACATTTTGCAGTCTCTTTTCTGTGATGAAGAGAAGTCATATTACATTTCTTCCCATGATTCGAAATTGATTCATAAAGACGAATCGTATGAAGATGCAGTAACAATGATTGTTACAGAAGAGGAAGAAGAGATTACGCATTATTGTTACATAGTGATTGCAAATTGCTCCGGAACTTTTGTATCTGAATGGGAGGATGTTTAATGAAAAATCGAGAGAAATACGCAGACTTTCTTATTGAGTGTGCAATACGTGGAACAGGAGTTGCGGTTACAAAGGACGGTAAGCCTTGCAATTGCGGGAAAACGGATTGTGGAGATTGCCTTTTTGGTGATCCGCCTATGGATTGTGCAGAAATGACGAGGAAATGGGCGGATGCAGAGTACGAAGAGACGGAAATTGATTGGAGCAAAGTGCCTGTTGATACGAAGATGTATGTTCGAAACGATCTTATGGATAAGTGGATTCCAAGATATTTTTCAGGAAAAACAGATATACATGGAGAACCGTTAGTATTTATCGGGGGAACTACTTCATTTTCTTGTGATAAGGACATAAATAGAAATCATATGATTGAGAGATTTCAATTTTACAAACTTGCGGAGGATATCTGATGAGAAAGAAATGGATCGTGTTTCTTCCTATTATAATGGCGTTTCTTTTATCCATTCCGGTAAAAGCAAATAACGAACCGTTTGTGATGCACACCACGGCATATTGTCAGGGTACGATAACCGCAAGTGGAGCAAAGGTCAGGCGCGGCATATGTGCAGTGAAAAGAGAGTGGATCGGAAAACTCGCCATTGTGTACGAATGCAAGGACGGAGAGATCGGAGATGTTATCGGATATTACGAATGTCTTGATACAGGTTTTGGCGGTGATTCTGACGGTGACGGTATTGGAAGCATAGAAGCCGGAAGATGTATTGATGTTTACTTCCCGACATTAGAAGAATGTAAGGATTGGATGAAGCAAACAGGCGGCAAGGTATACGTGCAGCTTGTAGATGCAGAAGGTTAGGAAGAAGGTGAAGAAAATGTATATACCTCCATTTTGGTGTGGAGTAATAGCTACGGTATTAGTAGAATTACTGGCAACAATTATTATGGCATTTGCCGTAAGAACAAAACCGGAGAAGGGAGAGAAAGATGATGATTGTAACTAATTTCAACGAAATGAGCATAGAGGAACTGGAAGCTATTTGCGACAGGCTCCACATGGAATTATCCATCAATGATGGAAAGATCGTAGGGGCAGAGAAATAGCACCTACAACGACCGTTAATCAGAATAGGTGCTATAACATGAATAAGCTATTGCTTTTTCATGCCCTATTATACCGGAGAAAGGAGAAAAAGTCAAACGTGACAAAAGAACAGATAGAAAAAATCCTTATGAACATGGGGATATATCCATATCATGTCGGATTTAAGTATCTTGTAGAAGCGATCCCGTTAGCTTTTGAAACTCTAGGAAAATCGTCATTTGCAATGTATATCTATTGCGAAGTTGGAGAAAAATGCGGAGTTGATTACAGATGTGTAGAACGTGGAATAAGGGAGTCACTAAAGAACATTAAAAGAGATACCAGTGATTTTAAAAAGTACATTGGCATTGACGAGAGCGAAAAGGTTACTACGAAAAAATTTCTTTCCATGTTCGCATACAATTCTTTAAGAGAAAGGGGTGAAAGGATTGAACGAGATACAAATAACGGGAACGGTGATGGATAATCCAAAGTACTCACATTCAATCGGGGATTGTGTGTTTTATGCATTTCCACTTGCAACCAAGAGATTGAGTGGAAATGTGGATCGTGTTTTAGTACATATCTATGAAGAAATTAAAGATCAGTTTTACTTTGGACAGAAGATTTCTATTTCCGGAGAAATAAGGACTTACAAGGGGATAGGGAAAGACGATAAACGTCATCTTTTCTTATATATAATTCCATATGTGATAGATGTAAATTCGGAATTTCTTGGAGAGGATGAAGATTCCGGAAGTATCGAGGGTGAAATTCAATGGATTATGCCATTGAGAAAGACTCCGAGAGGTAGGACGATTGTTGATTTTGGCTTGAAGAGCGGTAGGCCAAGCGGACGGTACGACACGATTCCTTGTATCGCATGGGAAGAAAATGCAAACGGTATTTCCTTGCTAAAGCCTGGAGATAAATTGAAAGTAAGAGGACGGTTGCAGAGCCGTGAATATGTTAAGAAATTTGAAAACGGAGAAGTAGAAGTAAGAACCGCATATGAATTTTCCGTTTTTGAAGCAGAAGGGAGAGAAAATGGACTTAAGCAGTAAAGAACAAGAAGAACTATTTCGAAAAATGGACAATGCAAATGTTGATACGGTCTATGAAATTATCAAGAAAAATCAGATTATCTTGAAGATGCATGAATTAAAGGTAGGGCAAGGTAAAGATCAAGAATTCACAGCAGCAGCACTTCAAGCATTTTGCGTATTGACAGGAACTCTTGAAGGAGAAACAGGTTGCATAATTCACAAGGTTGCTCTTGGACTTTTGTTCTCCATGATTGATATGAGGTTACGCATGGAATATGAAGCAGAGAAAGGGAAAAAGGAAGATGAAAATTAAACACGTATTTGCACAGAATTTCTGCAAATTTACAGGGACAAAGACGATTGACTTTGATTTTTCAGATAAAACAATCGTTTCCGGAGCGAACGAAGCCGGAAAGTCCACTATTAAGACGTTGATTTACTGGGTACTTAATTGCCGTGACGAAAACGGTAAGGAGATCACAGGAATCAGACCACATGATAAAGACGGAGTATACATGGACAACGTAGAAACGGTTGGAGCGGTTACCTTCGATATTGATGGTGAAGAAAAGACCATGAAAAAGGTATTCCGGCAGAACATCAATAAGAAAGGCGAGTTTACCGGAAACGTTACGGATTACTATGTCAATGACATTCCGAAGAAAGCCACAGATTATGCGGATTTCATTAGCGAACGGATTGTTTCCGATGGTAAATTACCGTACTGCATTAATGCCATGACTTTGCTGCTTAAAAATTCTACAGAGCAGCGCGCGTTGTTACATGACACTTTCGGTCAACATACTGATGCGGATATCTGCGATATGTTCCATGAATTTGAACCGTTGAAAGCTATTCTTTCAGACGGAACAATCGAGGAATTGAAAAAGCGTTGTAACACACAGTTGAACGGTACTAGAGGTAAGAACGGCAGCAAGGGTTTAAATGACTTGCTTGATGAGATTCCGAGCCGTATTGATGAAGTCAGCCGGCAGAAAGTAGATCTTGACTTTGCAGAACTGGAACTGCAAAAGAACGAGATCGTTGAAAGAATTGCACAGATTGATAAATCGTTATCTGACAATGAAGCGCTTCTTAAAGAGGAAAAGAAGAAGTCTGACGGAATTTTGGAATTGAAATTTAAGATTTCGGAGTTGCAGAACGAAGCCAACAGGGAAAACGATAAGAAGCGTGCTGATATCCGGTCACAGATTAGCAGATTGGAAAGGGAAATGGAACAACTTGATTCCGAAATTAAAGACCTTACATTTAAGGAAAAGTATCTTTCCAGTTCCATTCTTACGAAAGAAGGGGATCGAAAGAATCTTGCAGAGAAATGGAAAGTGGAACATGACCGTGTATTTGACGATTCTAAACTGGTTTGCCCTTACTGCGGACAAGAATACCAGGAAGAGAAAAAAGACCAGTTAAAGACTGAATTTCAGCAGCACAAGGCTGATGAACTGAAACGGATCGAAGAAGAGGGCATGAATCTGAAATCTTACATTGACGATGGAAATGCGGAGATTTTAAAGATACGTGAATCTGTCGAAGAAAATGAAACTAAATTGAAGAAGATCGTTAGTGATATTGCGGAAATGAACGCAGAATATAATGCAATTCCGTATGTTGTGGATATCTCTGATACAGAAGAGGTAAAGGAAATTCAGAAGCAGATTTTGAAAATGGAAGCTGCTATGAAAAAAGAAAATTCCATTGATGATATCAGAGTGAAATACAAAGCGGAAAAAGACCTTGCAAACGCAGAGTTGGTAGAAGTACAGGCTAAAATTGCAAAGTCAGCATTTAATGCGCAACTGGACGATAGGATTGCTGAACTGGAAGAAGAAAAGAGAAATATTGCACAGAAGATCACGGACGTTCAGGCTCAACTTGATCTGCTAAAGAGGTTTAGCCGGAAGAAAAATGAACTACTGGAATCTGATGTGAACAGTTACTTGAATTTCTGCAAAGTGAAGATGTTCCGACCGCTTATTAACGGTGATACAGAGGAATGCTGCGAATTCATATACAACGGCGAGCCATACGGTCAGAGATTGAATCACGGTGCAAGGATCCTTGTTGAGATCGACATTTGCCGAGCGTTTCAGAAGAAAAATAGCGTGAGCATTCCAGTTATTGTCGATGATGCGGAGTCAGTGGATGATTGGAGAATCCCAAGTGTTGATAGTCAACTTATACTTTTGAAAAAGACAGAGGATAAAGAACTGATTGTGAAAGGAGAGTAAATGATGAAAGTTAAAAGAGTATTTGATACAGAGACAGAAAGATTTGAGGTTGGCGATAAGATCAGAATTGTTCTTCAAGGTTTTGGTGATTTTACGGCAACAGCACATGAGATCACGGACAAAGGAACATTATTTATCTTTGATGATTGTGTCTGCAATCGTCGAATGAATGAGACGAATACCAATAACGGTGGATTTGAAAAGTCTGAATTATGCAGATGGATGAACACGGAACTTCTCTGTGCGTTTACTGACGAGATCAGAAGCCGGATGGTGGCAGATGAAAACGGTAATTATATGACCGTCCCAACCTATGGACAGATTTTCGGCAAAGATTGGGATGATGAATGGGATCAAGAAAACGTTGATATCGATCAAAGAGAGCAATTGCCTTTGATGGAGAAAAGAAAGAATCGGATTACAGATATACAAAACGAATGGACATGGTACTGGTTGCAAAACAAACTCCGGTCGTCGTCCACCTTTGCCCATGTGGGCACCACTGGCGATGCGAGCTACGGCGGCGCTTCCGGCTCTGCCGGGGTTCGCCCGGCTTTCCTGATCCGGTAATCACTAATCCACGCCCCGTGTGGGCGTGAGAGTAATGAAAACTTAAAGGAGAAAAAGATGATTGAACCGATTCAGGAAAGTAGATTTGAATACAAAGGATATCCTTGCGTTGTTTTGTTTCAATCTATTGGATTTAGGACTAGATATGTTGGAATCCGTTCAAAAAAGGCAATAAATTGTGAAGATATTATTTGCCACGGTGGAATTACCTATGTGGAAAATCATTTGTACGGACAGAAAGATCAAGACATCTTATGGATTGGCTTTGATTGCGGACATTGTTTTGACGGATACGACACTGAAAAAATCAAAGAGTATTACAAGGACGATGAACAGGTAATGAACCAGTTTGCGATAATGCAGATGTTTTTTGAGGAACAGAACAAAGAATTAGAAGTAAGAACTTTGGAATATGTAGAAGAAGAGTGCAAGAAAATTGTAGAACAATTGATCTTGCTTGAAAAGGAGGTAGAGAGATGAAACTATATTTTCACTTTTTGGATTCCGGTGTTATCGGCGGTGTCCGTGTTGAAGAGTGCGAAGTCAATGAAAAGCCAAAATCATATGTTGCATCTACAATGTTTCCGGAAGGTTATACAGACAGACTGGTAAAAAAGACAGAAATTGGTGCAGTTATCGGTAGATTAAATCCGGTTGTTGTTCAATATAAGAAAGACGAAGATTGCGTCAGAACCATTTTTAAGCGAAGAGTTGTCGAGAAAATGAACGTTCTTGATGATGAAAAAGCTAGGCTGAAAAAGATATATGAAATTTTAAATCAAAAATAAATGGAGGATTGCTATGAGTAAAGAATTAGAAAAAGCAAGAGAACTTGTAAAAATGTTGGAGCAGAAAGAAAAGGAAAGCAAGATTAAACTTTCCAAATTGAGACGTGGGGAATCCTTTATGATCGGAGAACATGAGTTTATTGTTTTAGATCAAGGAGTGGATGTTACAAAGGTAATTTCCAAAGGTTTTATGGCAGAAAATATCAGTTTTGATCCTAATACGAGAGACTACAATAAATCCGAAATTAAGAAATTTATTGAAGAAAAAATTCAGCCGGTTATTGAATCGGAAGTAGGTGCTGAAAACATTGTAGAACACGAAGTTTCCTTGAGATCTCTTGATATGCAAAAAGAATTTGAAGATGTTTCTGCAAAAGTACGGCCTATTACTTTTGATGAAGCCAGATTATATAACGACTTACTGGTAAATGAAGATTTGGATAATTGGTGGTGGACATTAACTCCGTGGTCTACGGAGAAAAGAGGTTATAGATACGGAATTACCGTTGTTTGCCCTTCGGGCAGCATTGACAACTACTACTGTAACTACAACTACGGCGTTCGTCCATTTTGTATCTTAAAATCTAATATCTTTGTATCAAAGAAAGGAGATAAATAATGAAAAGTTTAGAGGAAAGAGTTAAGAACTTGGAGGAAAAGGTGATTCAAATTGAGAAAAGAAATTTGGTAAAAATAAATAAGACTATTGGTATCGGAGATACTTTTGAACTTGCTGGATCTACGTGGATGGTTCTTGATATCAATGAAAAAGGATATTATTGCCTTGCAAACGGCATTAAGGACATAGAATTTGATGAAGACTCAAATGATTGGAAATCCAGTTCTCTTAGAAAATATTTGAATGGAGAATATTTGGAAAAAATATGTGATTCTGTCGGATCGGAGAACATTGTTTCTTTTGAAAGAGATTTGTTTTCTATTGACGGAAGAAATGACTATGGAACTTGTGAAGATAAAGTTTCTCTTCTTACATTTGACGAATATAGGAAATATCGAGAATTTATTGAATTAAATGAATACTGGTGGTTATTGACTCCGTATGGAGTAAAGAGAGACGGGTATGAAAGCAGTGTCGCCGTTGTTTGCCCTTCGGGCAGCATTGACTTCAGCCTCTGTATCAGCTGCCTCGGCGTTCGTCCATTTTGTATCTTAAAATCTAATATCTTTGTATCAAAGAAGGGAGATAAATAATGAAAAGTTTAGAGGAAAGAGTTAAGAACTTGGAGGAAAAGGTGATTCAAATTGAGAAAAGAAATTTGGTAAAAATAAATAAGACTATTGGTATCGGAGATACTTTTGAACTTGCTGGATCTACGTGGATGGTTCTTGATATCAATGAAAAAGGATATTATTGCCTTGCAAACGGCATTAAGGACATAGAATTTGATGAAGACTCAAATGATTGGAAATCCAGTTCTCTTAGAAAATATTTGAATGGAGAATATTTGGAAAAAATATGTGATTCTGTCGGATCGGAGAACATTGTTTCTTTTGAAAGAGATTTGTTTTCTATTGACGGAAGAAATGACTATGGAACTTGTGAAGATAAAGTTTCTCTTCTTACATTTGACGAATATAGGAAATATCGAGAATTTATTGAATTAAATGAATACTGGTGGTTATTGACTCCGTATGGAGTAAAGAGAGACGGGTATGAAAGCAGTGTCGCCGTTGTTTGCCCTTCGGGCCGCTTTGACTACAACTACTGTCGCAACGTCCTCGGCGTTCGTCCATTTTGTATCTTTGATTCTTCAATCTTTGAATCAGGAGAATAAGTAAATGGCAGAAACGGAACTTAAAGTTATATTAAAAGCCAAGGAATTAGCGGAGCATACGTTGAGAATCACATCGAACTGCAATCGGTATCCGAAGAAGTTTAGATTTTCTCTAGTAGATAAAATGCAGAATAAGTCATTGGACATATACACTTGTTTGCACGAAGCCAACAGGACGGATCTGAAAAACAATAAAAAAGAACGTTCTGAATTGCAGACTAAAGCGATTACATATTGTGACGAATTGTTGTTTTTTATAGAACTTTCAAAGAATCTGAATATTATTAACGTTGGCAGCATGGAATACTGGTCTAAAATGGTTGCTGATATTAAGCATATGGCTATTGCTTGGCGAACTAAAGATAAAGAACGGTAACATTTTAGGTTATGCGCCGTATAAACCGTTGTTTGCCCTTCGGGCAACATTGACAACAACAACTGTAACAACAACAACGGCGTTCGTCCATTCTGTATCAAACAGGCAGATAGAGTAGGCAATAAGCCGAAATCGGAATTAATAGATACAAAAAGGCGCATAACCTTCCCTAAATGGGTAAATACAAAGGAGTTTTTATTTTGGATAAGGAAACTATTTGTGATTTTTCCAATTTATACAAAGCATATCGAAAAGCTAAATCTGGTAAGAAATACAATAATGGAACTGCTAAATTTCAAAACATGAGCCTTGAAGGACTACACATCTTAAAAGAACAACTGGAAAATCAGACGTACCGGGTGAATCCATATAATGAGTTCAAAATATACGAACCAAAGGAAAGAGTGATTAAATCATGTTCTTTTAAGGATAAGGTCGTTCAGAGGTGCTTGTGTGATGAAATATTGCTTCCCAGACTTGAAAGAGAGTTTATTGATACAAATTATGCCGGACAATCCGGTAAGGGAAATATGTATGCGATGAACAGTTTGAAAAGTCAGATGCTTAAGCATTATGAGAAATATGGAAATTCTGGATGGATTTTGAAATGCGACATAAAGCAGTTTTATTATCAAGTAGATCATGAAAAAGCGGAAGATGTTGTTGATTTTTATTTTGGAGATCCTTTTGTGATGTGGCTGAATCATTTGTATATTGAGAGTACGGAAAATATTGGGTTACCACTTGGAAATCAGACATCCGGCATTTACGGACTTCTATTTCTGAATGGACTGGATCACTTTATTACCGGAGAACTTGGAATAAAATTGTATGGAAGATACTGTGATGATTTTTACCTTATTTGTAACAGTAAGGAATATTTGAAATATTGTTTGTATTGCATACGAGAATTTGTTTTGACATTAGGTCTTTCGCTGAACGGAAAGACACAAATAGTTCCTTTTTCAAAAGGCATTTTATTTGTAGGATTTCATCATTATGTTACGAATGAAGGAAAATACATACGGAAAGTAAGTGGAAAGAAAAAGAGAGACACGAAAAAGAAAATCCGAAGTTGGAAAGATCAAGTAATCAAAGGATATATGACGGAAGAAAAGTTTCGACAGAAATTTGATTCTTGTAAAAATCATTTATCACATGGAAATTGTGTAAAGCTATGCAGATCATTGGATTTTTATGTGAAAGAATTGGAGGTAGGAAATGAAAATTGAAAAGACCACAAACATATGCGCCAAAACGACAAATGGTATAGAAATCAAGGTTGGAGATTCTCTGTTATTTACGGCAGAAGGAAAGAGCATTGTAGGAAAGTTTAAAGGATTCGGTAAGCGCGGATCACTGGAATTTGAAAACGTTCTTGACGGCAGCCTGTTTGCACTGATGCCGAAGAGCATCGAAAAGATTTATCCGGCAAAGATAGTTGTTGATGATAATTTCCCGATGAATAAGCCGGAAGAAAGAGAGGTTGAAGAATGAGCAAGATTAAAAAGTCCAATGATGAAATCATTGTAATTTATAGAGACGTAAACAAAACGATTGCTATGAATAAGGTTACAGGAGAAAAGGCAGAAGCAAAATGCAGCCCAGAAGATGAATTTAATTTCAGTGTTGGTGCAAAGTTGGCACTTGACCGGCTTTTTGGTGCTCCGTACTATGATGCGACGAAATACAAAATTGTAAAACAGGATCAATATAAGGTTGGAGATAAGGTAGTTATTAAATCTGCAACATATTTTAAGGATTTTCTCGGCCCAATAGATTTTAAATATTTTTTTGATCAAAAAGGAGTATTAAATAAATATTTTGGAAAACCGGTAACGATTAAGAAAAAAATCAGTCCCACAGGATATCGGATAATTGAAGATCAAGAAAAATACATTTGGTGTTCTTCTGTTATAGCCGGAAAACTTGTAGAAATCGAATCAGAAAATAGTTACAAGGAACAGGCAGAAGAATCTGCAAAAATAATCAAAGCATATATTGATGCGTATACAAAACATGGAGTTACAAGAGAAGAAGCATTTGAGTTATTTGCGATAGCAGCTAGAAAGTGAGGTTAAGTGATTATGGCAGAAACGACAGAGGTAGCAGTTAAAAACAAGGCAGAAGTCAAGGAAAGCACCAACAAGGTCACGGATTATAGCCTTGGAATCTTTGGAACTTCGGACAACTTTATTATGGCAATGCAGATGGCAAAGGCACTTTCAGAATCAACCATTGTTCCACAGATTTATCAGAAGAATCCGTCAAATTGCTTGATTGCGATTGAACAGGCGCAGCGACTTAATATCAGTCCGATTATGGTTATGCAGAACTTATTTCCAATTCAAGGAAAACCATCATGGGCGTCAAAATTTCTTATTGCTATGATTAACCAATCCGGAAAATTCGACATGGAATTGCAGTATGAAGAGACGAAAGACAAGGATGGAAAACCGTATTCTTGTGTGGCTTGGACTACGAAAAATGGCAGAAAAATTGAAGGCATGGAAGTCAATATGCAAATGGCAAAAGACGAAGGGTGGTACGGAAAGAATGGAAGTAAATGGAAAACTATGCCGCAGCTTATGCTTCGCTACCGTGCAGCTTCATTCTTTTCTTCCTTAAACTGTCCGGAACTTACAATGGGTATTCACACAAGGGAAGAAATTGAGGACGGAAATTTCAAAGAATATCCAATGGAAGATTTGCAGAAGATTGTGCAGAAGGACATTGAACAGAACGCCAACGCAAAGGAGTTTGAGGAAGTTGCAGAGGGAGAAGTCGTAACTGAACCGGACGTACAGGAGGCAACGGCTCCGTTTGCAGAGGGATAAGGCATGATGAAACAAGGTGATTCGAGAAAGGAGTTTTCAATGAGGGTTATAAGTAATGACAGAACACTTGATATTCCGTATGAAAGGTTCGTTTTTGCCGTGACAAAAGATAATGCCATATGTGCGGCAAGTGACGTATCTGTAAGTCCAGAAGCCGCTTTCAATGGAATCATAGCGAATTATTCAAATCAAGAAAAGGCAATCAAGGCTATGGAAATGATGCATGATGCGTACATAGGAGTATCGAAAAATGTTGCAATGATTACTGAATGCAGAATATTTCAGTTCCCAAAAGATGATGAGGTATAGACCATGATTTTAAAATGCTTATCTTCCGGAAGTAAAGGAAACTGCTATCTTCTTGAAGCTGATAACGGAGAAGTTCTTATCATTGATGCCGGAATACCGATTATGGATATTAAGCGTGGATTGAACTGGAATTTGAAATGCGTAGTCGGTGCGGTTGTCACGCACCGGCACACAGACCACAGTAAGAGCCTTGAAGATTTACGGCACATGGGAATAAAGGTTGTAGCACCGTATGAATCAGGGAACGTGAAGTCCATGAGGTTTTCACTGGGAAGTTTTAACATACAGGCTTTTGATGTTCCGCACAACGGTTGTTGGAATAACGGATTTCTGATTAAGACTCCGGAAGGACAGAAAATCTTGTACATGACGGATTTGGAATACTGCCCGTATTCTTTTCGAAAGCAGAGCGTAGACCATATGCTGATCGAGTGCAATTACATGAAATCAATGGTTGATATGGATGCTCCGAATTATGTCCACAAGGTTCGAGGTCACTGCGAACTGGAAACGGCAAAAGGAATCATCAAAGAGAATGCAACAAATAGCCTTGTAAATGTTATATTGTGCCATTTGGGAAGAGATACTTGCGAAGAGGATAAAGTTGTCGAAGAAGTAAAAAAGATCGTTCCTAGAGCCAATGCGGACGTTGCGAAGGACGGTAAGGAATGGGTTTTAAGAAAGGGCGGTGAGTGTCCGTTTTGAACGTTTGGATTTCTCTAATTGATGCAATATCAATGGTGTCGTGTAGTTTTTTGGTATCATTTTGGTATTTTCAGTTTAAAAAGAACAATAAGTTAAAAGATTTGTTTTGGATGATTATTTTTTTATCATTACTGATAAAAACAATTATTTGAAAGTGAGGTAAAACGCCATGAATAAAGTATTTATATGCGGAAGACTTGTTCGTGATCCGGAAGTGAGATATTCACAGGGAGAAAAGTCGACGGCTGTAGCAAGATATACGGTTGCGGTAGACAGGAGATTTAAGAAAGACGGAGATCAGAACGCAGATTTCATTAGCTGCATTTCTTTTGGTAAGACCGCTGAATTTGCAGAAAAATATCTACGAAAGGGAATTAAGATGCTGATTGTCGGTCGTATTCAGACCGGAAACTACACAAATAAGGACGGTCAGAAAGTTTACACGACAGATGTTGTTGTTGAGGAACAAGAATTTGCTGAAAGTAAGAACGCTTCCCAATCCCAAAATCAGAATACACAAGCACCGCCTGTTGGGGAATCTACTGGTGATGAATTTATGAGCATTCCAGACGGAATTGATGAAGAACTACCGTTTAATTAAGGAGCGTGCGATATGACGAAAAAAGAAATTGCATATTCCATGATTCAAAACGGTGCATCTACTGATGAAATTGCCGAAAAGACAGGAATTAGCAAAGTATATGTGAGGGAGATAAGAAGAAATGTCATTCCTAAAATAACGATTTCAGATTATGAGGATAAAATTTGCTCCATGAGAGAAGACGGAAAAACATATGAAGAAATCGGCAGAGAAATCGGATATAGTGCATCGACAATTAAAAACTTTTTGCAGAAGGTCAGACAGGAAAGGAAGATTATAGAAAATGCCGAATGTGAAAAAAATCTCACATACGCTCCATGTAAACCGCCGAGAAGTTACAGGGTTTCTTATCAGGGAAAGCGGTATCTTTGTGAAAACGAGTTTTATATTCCGAGGTGAGAGGTGATGTCATGATTCAGATATTGGAATTGTTTGGAGGAATAGGCTCACCAAGATGTGCATTACGCAATCTTGGAATACCGGTAAAAGCTATTGATTATGTGGAAATTGATGAAAAAGCAGTCAGAAGCTACAATGCAATGTTTGCCAATGAATTGCCATACAAGACGCAAAGCGTCGTCGGATGGAATTTAAAACCGGATATTTTAATTCACGGAAGTCCATGTCAGGATTTTAGTATAGCAGGCAAACAGAAGGGAGCAGATGAAGGATCAGAAACACGGTCAAGCCTCATGTGGGAGACAATTCATATCATTGAACAGATGGGAGAATGGAAGCCACGCTATGTTATATGGGAAAATGTGAAAAACATCCGTAGTAAGTATATGGTTTGCAACCACAACCGGTATATGTCAGAAATGGCGAAAATGGGATATACAAGCAGCTATGAACTTTTAGACGCAAGGGAATTTGGATTACCCCAAGCAAGACAGAGATACTTCACAGTGTCGGTTCTAGGAACTGAATATTTTGAATTTTCCGATTTAATACATACACCAATGCGGAATATATGGGACTTTATACAACCAGACAATGAAGTTGCCGATTGGTACACTATAAATTCCAAAAGTCTGAAAGCAAGAATAGATCCAATGAATTTTGATAATGCACCGATCGACAAGCTACCTGTGATAAAAAACTACGCAATGACAATATCCACAAAACAAAATCGGTGCCCAAACAGTGGAATTATTCAGAGATCAGACGGATCATGGCGTCTACTCACAGAACTTGAATGCTGGCGACTACAGGGATATACAGATAAAGATTATTACAACGCATTAGCGTCTAATCCTAGTAAACAAGGGTGCAAAAATGGTGCGTTATACAAACAGGCAGGAAACAGCATTCCAGTTCCGATTTTTGAAAGTATATTTCGAAAGATAATTCTTGGAGAAACTGAAATGATGGAAGAGCAGACCGGACAGCTCCGGTTTGCATAAATTAAAGGTTAGGAGGATAGACGATGGGACGATTAATTGATGAGGATGATGTAATATCGTTATTGACGAATCATCATTTTGACGATGATAAAGAAAATTTTGATTTGCTGCTGCACAACCTTTGTAAGGAAGTAAAGTGTATTCCGACCGCCTATGATGTGGATGCGGTTGAAAAAAGGTTAAAATCTCAAAAAGAAGTCTGGAACGATAAAGAAATTTCCGATGCGAGACTTGTTGAAGAGAAACGAAAAGCATACGACATGGCAATTAAAATTGTGAAAGGTGGCGTTGTAGATGCGAAAACCAATTCCTAAATCTGTTAGAAAACAGGTGTACGCGAAATACAACGGTCATTGCGCTTACTGTGGTTGTATGATACCGGAGAAAGGTTTCAATGTAGACCATTTGCATTGCCTTAGAAATTATGAATACACCGAAGAATTTACCGGGATTGACGTACACGACATAAGCAATCTGATGCCTGCCTGCGGTTCATGCAATCGTTATAAAGCAACAATGGATTTAGAGACATTCAGAAAGCAGTTGCAGAAGATACCTGACAGACTGAAAAGAGATGTTTGTACATACAATATCGCAGTCAGATTCGGTATGGTGCAGGAAAACAGAGAACCGATAAAGTTCTATTTTGAGAAAGTGGGTGAAGCGGATGCCTAAATGGAATGCAAGTGTAGGATTACAACTTACGATTGACTATGAAGATATAGAGGCAGACACAGAAGCAGAAGCTATTCAAATTGAGAAAGACAGAGCATTGGAAGATATTGATTATAATAACTGTGAGTGCGATACTTCCAATCCAATCGTATATTGCTGTTACAAGGAGGATTCGGATGAGTAGAGTATTACCGATTTTATTCAATACAGAAATGGTTCGGGCGATTCTGGACGGGAGAAAGAGCTGTACTCGGCGGCTGGTAAAACCCCAACCAGATGAAAAGCATATATACCCACTTGGCTATGTTATAGACAGTACAGAGAAGAAAAATGTAGGATGCTTTGGATTTGTCATTGATGAGTACGGCGGTTCTATTCAGTATGTAAAGCCGCCGTATCAGCCAGGCGATATCCTGTATGTCCGGGAAACATGGTGTGCGCTTCCAGTTAATGAAGCCGGTCATATGCGCGGTCACTCTGTTTATTATTACAAAGCGGACGGGGATTTGCGACCAGAAGGATGGCGTGGTAAGTGGAAACCATCCATCCACATGCCGAAAGAAGCCGCACGCATTTGGCTTAAGGTTACGGATGTGAGAGTGGAGCGGTTGCAGGAAATAACCGCAGAGAGTGCTTTAACTGAGGGAGCAGATAAGTACATTCATGTAAATGGAACATTAAATGAAGATCAAACAATCACATCGTTTATAGGGATTTGGAACAGCACCATCAAGAAATCTGACCTTGACCGCTACGGCTATGATGCAAACCCGTGGGTGTGGGTCGTAGAATTTGAGCGGTGTGAGGATATAGAAGCAAATTAAAGTTTAGTGGAGGTAAAAATACAATGAGAGTGCCTAAAGAAATTGCAGAAAAGGCAGATGAATATGAACGGCTAAAAAAGCAAGAAGAGAAAATTTATGAGGAATTGCTTGATTGGGCGAATCAAAACGGATTTGAAGATTTGTATGTGGATGGATTTGGAGTAGCACAAGAGCCGGAAGGTGAAGAACAAACAGATGGAGAATACTGCGACCAGACAATGCGCGGAGAAGATTCTGGTGATGGGATATATTATTATCCGATCGAAGGAAGCACACAATATATGTGGATTGGATATTCATTTTAAAGTTTAGGAGGAACGGAATATGGAAAAAACAAAAATAGATTGGTGTGATAGTTCATGGAATCCGGTTACCGGATGTCTTCACAGCTGTAAATATTGCTACGCAAGAAGCATTGCAAATAGATTTTCTGGTGGTGGAGAGAAGTGGACGGATGATGCGCTGATAGAATTGAATGATCGTATTTATTTCGATGAATCAGAGAAGGCTGAAGCGTATCCATATGGATTTAAGCCCACACTACATAGATACAGGCTTAATGAATACGAAAAAAAGGGCGGAAGGAATATTTTTGTATGCTCTATGGCAGATCTTTTTGGTCATTGGATTCCTGATTCTTGGATTGAGGAAGTTTTTTCTTCCTGCGCAAAAGCACCGCAACATAATTATCTTTTCCTGACAAAGAACCCAGAAAGATTCGTTGATTTACAGAATAATGGAAAGCTGATTGTAGCTGACAATATGTGGTATGGTGCAAGTGCAACAAACGAAGATCAGCTTGAACTTGCAGCGAAAGCATTTTCAGACCTAAATTGCCAAACAAAGACTTTTTTAAGCATTGAACCGATACTTGAAGACATTACTGTGTCTGAATACTGGGATTATTACATGGCTGCTCATTATGTAGATTGGGTAATCGTTGGAGCAGAGACAGGACAAAGAAAAGACAAGGTGATTCCTGAAAGAGATTGGATAAGATCTATTACATTTGATTGCTACGATGAAAGTATTCCGGTGTTCATGAAATCCAGTCTTGCGGACATATGGCGGAATCCATTGGTACAGGAATTCCCAAAGGAATTACTACGGTAAACTGAAAGAGGGTATCGCATGAAGAAAATACTGGATGCATGTTGTGGAAGCAGGATGTTTTGGTTCGATCGTCAGAATCCAGATGTCATATTTGCTGATAACCGAGAAGTGGAAACGACTCTGTGTGATGGTAGATCTCTTTTGATAAAGCCTGATATACATATGGACTTCCGGAATATGCCGTATGAGGATAATAGTTTTAAAATTGTGGTATTTGATCCTCCGCATCTTATCCATGCTGGGACGGGTTCGTGGCTTAGACAAAAATATGGAGTACTTCCGGAAGCTTGGTCAACGTATTTGAAAGCAGGTTTCGATGAGTGCATGAGAGTTTTAGAACCAAATGGTCTATTAGTTTTCAAATGGAATGAGGATCAGATCACATTATCGGAAGTATTAAAAGTATTTGAAACTAAGCCGTTGTTGGGAGACCAGAGAGGTAAGACAAGATGGTTGATTTTTATGAAGTAAACTGAAATTTAGGAGGTAGATATAAATGGAAAATACATAGTATATGGTAATTATACATTCCCATGTATTTTAGGGGAATACGAAGCGGATTCCGAAGAAGAAGCTATTCAAATGGCGTTAGATGATGCAGATCCGGATATGAGTTTATGTTATGAGTGTTCAAGAAAATTTTTTGATAGTGGAATGCTAGACGAAGAATCTTGTATGGCAGAAATTAAATAATTTAGGAGGTAATCATGAAATATTTAATTGAATTAGAACCAATTAAGGGAACGAATCTTTATAAAGCAAAAGGATTTAACACACTGGTGTTTGATGAATACGGGTTGCAACAACTTACACCGGTTGAGGAATTTCGAAGGATTCCGACAATTGGAGATACCATAAGAACAAAGAACGGAACTACGCTTTATGAGTTCAAAGGATATGACAAAGATGGAAGAATTAATGCCGTGAATAAATCGAACGGTATGTTTGTAAATTTTAGACATAACCATATCATCATTGTAGACGATAAAACTAATTTGGAAAAAATAGAGTTATAAAGGAGAACGATGTAGATTGAGTTATCAGGATATAAGAAAGCAAAAGGCGATTGAGCAGAAGAACCGGAAACGCCTGTTAGAAGTGAACGAGAGCCTTGATGACGGTAGTGGAATTTACTTCTTGACGAGGACGGATGAAAACGGAATTAAGTACGCCTACATTGGACAGGCAAAGCACATCCTTGCAAGACTAGCGCAGCACCTTGTTGGATATCAACACATTGACCTTTCAATGAAGTCCCACGGATTGTATTCCGTTGATAATATTTACGGTTGGAAGATTGGATTTCTTCATTTTCCATTAGAAAAACTGGACGAAAAAGAGCAGTACTACATAAAAAAGTATGCGGTGAATGGCTATCAGCTTCGGAACAAAACTGGTGGAGGTCAAGGAAAAGGGAAAGAGAAGATTGACGAATATCGACCGACAAAAGGTTACTATGACGGATTAAAACAGGGAAGAAAGAACCTTGCAAGGGAATTGTCCGGCATCATTGAGAAACACCTTGTTATTTCTTTGAAATCCGAGAAACAGGGAAATAAGGTTTCGCAAAAGCAGTATGAGAAATTTATGGACTTGCTAAAGGTTGGTGATGAATGACATGGAAGAGATTAAGGAAGAAAGAAAGTATTGCGAATGGGAAGAAACTTATACACCGAATTTATTTCCGTTTTTCCATACAGAATGTGGAAAAATTAGATTAACTTATGTTCATGGTTATGATATTTACTGCAATGCTTGTGGAAAGAAAATCAAGTTGATTAAGAAAAAATAAAGAAAGGAACAAGGTTGTGCGCACATAAAATCATGGTTTCCTTTCAAGAGAAATGAAAAAAATAAAATGTGAAATCTACAGAGATTCAATGCAAAACTATAAGAAATATGCAATCCCTCCGGCGCAGCTTATTATTGCAGATGTCCCTTACAATGTAGGGAATAATTTTTACGGAAGCAACCCCATGTGGTATCAGGGGGGGACAATAAAAACGGAGAAAGCAAACTTGCCGGAAAAGCTGCTTTTAATTCGGATTTTAATTTTAACCTTTATGAATATTTTCATTTTTGTTCAAAAATGCTTAAGAAAGAGCCGAAGAAATCCGGCGTAAGAGGTAGGAGTTCAGAAGCACCTTGTATGATTGTTTTTTGCTCTTTTGAACAAATGCACACGTTGATTGAAGCAGCTAAAAAGCATGGATTTGTTCATTACATACCACTTGTATTTGTCAAAAATTACAGTCCGCAAGTACTAAAGGCAAATATGAGAATTGTAGGCGCTACGGAATATGCCCTTGTTCTTTACAGGGATAAGTTGCCAAAATTTAGAAACGGTGCAAAGTTTGATGAAGATGGTAAAACCATTCGCGGAACTGGAAAGATGGTTTTTAACTGGTTTTCGTGGGAGAAAGACGGAAAAGATATTCCGAAAATTCATCCGGCACAGAAACCAGTAGCGGTACTAAAGAAGATAATAGAAATTTTTACGGACGAAGGAGACGTTATTATAGATCCTTGTTGCGGAAGTGGAAGTACATTGAGAGCCGCAGCAGAAATGGGTAGGAGTGCTTTTGGATTTGAAATTGACCGGAATTTCTATCAGAAAGCCAAAGAAGAAATGCTTAATTTTGAAAAAGATAATCAAATGAGCATATTCGATTACGAATAAAAATATTCCAACTGGAATAAGAAAATTCACGGAACTTGAAAGGAGTAAAAATGCCAAAACATTATGATGATCCGCAAGAGATTGCAAGAATGATGGTGGAATTGAAGCGCTTACGACAAACGGCGCAGAGAAGTCCGTTTACAGGATTGCTTACCATTTTCTGCTATGTTTTGTGGAAAGATTACAAATATAGTCAGACGAAGCTTGCGAAATTCTGTGAGGATTTCTCAAAGTACGATACAGAGTATGAGGGACGTGATATCACCGAACTTGACAACGGCTTATGGGATTATGCCGATTGGAAAGTACAATTTACGCCATATACAGAAAAGGACTATCCGTTTTACAAGTCCCCTATGGCACAGAAAGCGATTCGGGAACAGGTGAAAGCCAACAACGAAATCAATGAGAAAGCTACAAGGTATTTGACCTACGGATTTACTGTTTTGATGAATGACGGCACAAAGAAGCAGAAACTAACCAACATCAAAGATAAAATTCAGAAGCGAATTGATGAAGTGACCGCCGATGGAAGAGATAAGTGCATCATGGATTTATGGAAAGAGTTAGTTGACGGAGCCGGAATCTACATCGAAAAACCAGTGATTGAGTAAAAGAAAGGAGTTGTTATGGATGAAAGGAAAACGAACATTTGACATAAAACTTGTTAGCTCCGACGCTTTTCTTAATATGCCGATATCTGCACAATGTTTATTCTTCCACCTTTGCATAAGGGCAGACGATGAGGGATTTGTTGACCGTGTAAAAAGCATTATAAAACAATGTGGTGCTACAGATGAAGATATCGAAGTGTTGAAGAAAAAAAGGTACATTCTTACTTTTCCGGAATCGAATGTCATAGTGATTAAGCACTGGAAACTTCACAATATGATTGATGCAGATGAGTTTGAGCCTACGGTATATGCCGAGGAAAAGTCTAAACTGTACGAAAAAGAGAACGGTGCTTATACCTTTGATTCACACAAAGCTGAAAAATTGAGTGATAAATCGAGTATTGGAGAACGTAAAACTCAATTAGATACTGTAAAAGAAGTGATTTCTTATCTAAATGAAAAGTGTGGAACGAAATATCGTTACTCCACGCTTGCCAATCAGAGAGGAATCGTTGCAAGGCTTAATGAGGGAAACTACACCGTTGAAGATTTTAAATCCGTCATTGATAAAAAAGTGGCTGATTGGGGAAATGATTCTAGAATGTGCGGTTACCTAAGGCCGGAAACCTTGTTTGGTAACAAATTTGAAAGCTATCTCAATCAGTTATCTTCTGCCGGAAAAACCGAATTTGATGAATGGGGTGATTGCCGTTGACAAGAGAAGAAACAATAGAAATCCTTATGATGATTCAAGCAGCTTATCCGAATTTCAGCGTTCCGGATAAAAAAGTTACGGTCAACACATGGTTTCTTTTCTTTGAAAACTACCCTGTAGATGTGATTAAGGGTGCATTAATGGCATATATCACAAGCGACAAGAACGGATTTGCGCCGGCAATCGGACAGATTATTGAAATTGCAGAGTCCATGACGAACGAACAGGAACTTGACAGTATGGCGGCGTGGTCGCTTGTCAGCAAGGCGTTGAGAAACGGCTATTATCATGCAAGGGAAGAATTTGAAAAACTTCCGAAACTAGTACAACAGGCAGTAGGAAGTCCGGACAATCTGCGAAATTGGAGCACATCAGATTACAGTGCGGTTGAAACCGTGATTCAAAGTAATTTCTTGCGTTCATACAAAATATGCGTTGATCGTAACAAGAAAATGCGATGTATGCCGGAAAAAGTCAGAAACCGCATGGAAAGCAATATTCCAGTTTTGCACCTTCCGGAATCTGAACCGAAACCGATGATTGAGGAACAGAAAATAGATGGAATTTCAGAGAAAACGGAAAAGTTACTGGAAGAGTTTAAAAGAAAGGAAAAGATGCAATGATGAAAGAAAACAAGCATACTATTGGTGATTTATACCAAATGCAATCACTTCCTCTTGAAGCAAAAATAAAAATGACGAAATACCGAATTCAAGAGTGGATTGAAGCATTCGGAGAATCAGGAATATATATCAGTTTTTCTGGTGGAAAAGACAGTACAGTTTTGCTTGACATTGTAAGACAGGATTATCCGGATGCAAAAGCTATGTTTGTTGATGTCCCTACTCAATATCCGGAGTTAAGAAATTTTGTCAAAAGTTACTCAAATGTAGATATTGTAAGACCAAAAATGGATTTTCTTCAAGTTTGTCAAAAGTATGGATTTCCTTTGATTAGCAAGGAAGTTTCTGAAAGTGTTTATGGAGCAAGAAAATACTTGACAGAAATTATGAAGCAGATAGGATTTGACAGACAGACAGACAGACAGACAGACAGACAGACAGACAGACAGACAGACAGAC